ATCATCCTTAGCTTTTGGTATCTTAAGGTCTGTATTAGTTAAAGCAGACATCGTAGAGATATCTCTAAAGAAATCCATATTAATTACTTTATGTTCTTTAACATTGCATGCTTTAGCTTGAAACTTAGCACAATCGATTTCTCGAGCAATCCGTTGACCATAGTTAAAAGTAACAGCATATACTTCATCGTATTTAAGTGTTTTAGTTACATAGTGTAGTAATACAGTACTATCCATTCCGCCCGATAATATAACTAATGCTTTATTCATATGTGTATTTTAAATTATAAATGAGAAAATTCAATGTGGTTTGATAAATAATATGTACATATGTCTACGTTTGCAAATAAATTTTTGAAAGCTCTTAATGAAGATACAGAAGGTAATGCCTTTACTGGTGCTTTACATAATACTAAAAAAGGTAAAAAAGCTAAAGTAGACGGTAAAGAAATTATTAACACTACTGGTACAATTCCAGAAGATAAAAAGTGGATTCAACATGCACATGCTAAAAAGGGCGGTCTTCATAAAGCTTTACATGTAAAACAAGGTGAAAAAATTCCAGCAGCTAAGTTAGATAAAGCTTTACATAGCAAAAATCCTCATGTTAAACACATGGCACAATTTGCAAAGAACATTAAAGGTTTAAAAGAAAATGTAATGGAAGCCCCAAAAGCTCAACCAGAAGCTCCTGCAGCTGATGCTCCTGCACAAAATGATGATGCAGCAGCTTGGCAAAAATCTTTAGACAAGGGTACTAACCCAAAAGACTTTGACGTAGCAGATAATCCACAGCACACCGTTGACACAACCGGTATTCAAGCTGCTCATGAATGGATACAAAAGCTCGAAGAAATGGCACACTTTGTTAATGGTACAGGACCAGAAAGCTTAAACTCACAAATCAATCAATTAGAAATTAAGAATTCAGTTCCTTTCCGTGGTATTGTTCGTCGTGAAGAAAAACGTATTACTAAGTTGGCTGAAAACTTACGCGGTTTAGCTGAAGTGTTTAAGTCAGTAGTTATTACTTCTGAAAAGAAGATCAAAGACGTTAACTCACCTCGTTAATTACATTTAACCTGGGAGTAATGTAATAGACCTTTCATACCGCAATGGGTATATTTGTTTATAAACTCTGAACTTATTTCATCCTTTTTAGTGTGTATACACAACTCGTTTAAATCTTTAAACTTAATAAGCTCTTTTGGCCAAATAAACACACATTGGTCTGCTTCAAGTAACTCTTTAGTTACCTTGTGTGAAGTTTTATCTCTCCACTGATTATCTAATACATACACTATTTTGTGAAACGGAAACTTAGTGGTTATAGTGCTTAGTTGCTCTTTAGTAGGATGTATACCAGCTAACGCCACACTATTACGTAAGAACATAGCATCAATAGGTCCTTCCTGTAGGTATATGTAATCAATATCAGAAGTAACCTTATCTAAATTAAATATGCCTTTTTCACTATTAGCTTTAGATAGATACTTTGCTCTGTCTTCATCTACTTTATACAGTGCCCTGGACTGATAGTGTTCTACTTTAGTGTTGCTATCTGCCGAATAAAAAGGAAATATAACTCTATTCTTGTGTGTATAGTCTGTTAAACTTAACCAAAGAGCTCTTGGCTTATTAATAGCTGTATCAAGTCGTCTATTAGTTATAAACGCTAAAGCATCCTGTACTACTTGGTTTTCTTTATAAAATGATACCTGATTAGGGTCGTACATGTTTATACTGTCATCTGGTAAGCTCTTAGGGTTGTACTTTTTATATGTTACTGATTTCTTAATAATATCTTCTACTGTTTCAGCATGTGTCTCAGATTCGGATAAAATTTCAGATAGTGACATACCAGTTCTATCTTTGACGAAATCTATGCCACTCTTACTCTCATTACAGTTATGACAGTATAAATGATCTTCTTCTGGTATATAAAAGAATCTACGTTTTCTACCCGCGCTCTTACCTTCATGACAATACGGACATTCTCCTGCATACGTGCCGGTACTTTTCTTAAATACTGGTCTTTTACAGTATTGAAAGAATGTACGAATAACTAAGTTTTGAGATATTTGCACAGTAGAGTAATTATATGTTATGGGCACCGCTAAAAATAGCAAATATATTCAGGGAATTTATAACCCTATAAACAAAGAAAAATATATAGGTAATACAAATCCTTCATATAGGTCTCTATTAGAACGGAAGTTTTTTTATTATTTTGATACTAACCCAAACGTTACTGCTTGGGCAAGTGAATCAATTGTAGTGCCCTATTATAACGACGTCGATAAAAAAGTACACAAGTATTACGTAGATTTAGTTGCAGCTATTAAAGATGAACAAGGTAACATACAAAAATATTTAATAGAAGTAAAACCTCATGCTCAAACTCAAGCACCAGTGCCTTCTGACAGAAAAAAGTCGAGTACTGTTTTATATGAAAATTTAATGTATCACCAGAATCAGTGCAAATGGAAAGCCGCGAGTGAATACGCGGCTAAAAAAGGAATGAAGTTTATTGTACTGACTGAAAAATTCTTAGGTAATTAATCAGCTTCTACAGGGTCTGTTTCATCAGCATCGTAAGGGCTCTTTTTCATAGCCTTCACGTAATGGGAAACATAAGGATCAGCTTCTACTTCATCCCCATCTTCGTCTTTATCTACCTTAGGAGCAACTTCTGCTGCTTTACGTTTAGCAGCTAAAATACGGTCACGTTCAGCTTTTGGCTTCATAAAGAAACTACGTAAACGAGCCATCTTAGCAGCTTTTTCAGCTTCTGGATTAAATTCAGGCTCAACTTCACTTGGTTCTTCACCTTTAGCTAAAGCTATCATACCCAAAACGTCTTTAAAATTACCTTCAAATGGTGTTTGACCTGGTAATGTGTTTGCAAGATGTTTGTATATCTCTTCTGGAGATAAACCTTGTGATACTAATTGATCCACTATTTCTTGTTTGCGTGGATCTATCTCTGTATGATGTACAGCAGGTGCTATAGGAGCAGCAGCTGGAGTAGTACCACCTCTTGTAGATTTCTTGAAGTGATAATATGCACTTGGACCTTTAGCCAATTCAGGATTTGCTGCTTTCCAGTCAGCAAATGAAGCATTAGGGTTACGGCCTTCCACTTCTTCTGAAGTAAGGGATTCATTAATTACGTTTGCAAGCTTGTTAAAATTCATACGGTAATATGATTACTTACACAATTTAAGGCAAGTTTTATTTCATTTTTTTCATAGGTTCAATTAAGTTTTGTTGTAAGAGTTCCTTCTGTAGGAAATCCGAAACAATAGACTCATTTTCCCCATATAAATCACCTTTATCGTTGATATAAAGGCTAATCATTGCAATACGTTCTTGTCTTGAACCGAAAATCGGAATAATAGGCGGGCAATCTTCGTGATTAAAGAAACGTGTACCTTTACCCTTTTCCCATGCTTTATATATACCTTCGAATATATGACCTATCTCTGAACGATAAACCGGGTCTATATCTCTATTAGGTGCAGCTGCTAATAATACATCGTTCTCTTTACAAAACGGTAGGTAAAATATAACTGAATATGAGCTCATAGCATTACGAACTAATGCTACGCACTTATCGATAAATGCTTCATCTATACCACCCAAGCCTTTGTCATACAAATAAAGTGAATAAACCAGATTATCTAATGGTGTACGGTCAAATATCATTTTCTTTTTGCCGTAATTTGCCATAGCCTCATCTACAAGAAAATTAAGAATAATTTCTTGAGACTCTTTTGTTGCTTCTTTATTGAGAGGTAGTTTCTTCTTTTTTACCAAATCTCTATACGACTTAGTTGGAGATTCAAATACAGGCCACTTTTCCTTAAAATCTGCTACAAGTGTAGACTTACCTACACACTGGGTACCGATAATGCCAACTTTATTAAGTTTAGAGGTGCTCATTTATTTGATTTATTCTTCTTAGCTACTTTAGCAAATTTCTTCTGTACTTTGTTTTTTGCATCAGATTCTGTTACAAGGTCTTGAATACTAATATCATCATACGATGCGTCTTCTCCGTTAACATCTACCCAATCAAGTACACAATTGTGAGGTGGGTTGTAACCTATAGCTTTAACAAAAGCGTTAAACTGCTCTGTTAGTTCCTCTAAGTCGGCTTGACCGTCAAATATAATTTCAATCTTACGAGGCACACTGACATTAATATCGTCATTAGTATGCTCTAACGTATATGTGAATTTTATTTCTTGTTTCATATATTATACCATTTCTTCAATAATACCGAGTATTTCTGCTACGATTAGTAATATACCGGTAACCCAGAGAGCACCGAAGCAAAGACATGTACCCGCAATAATACGAATAATGCTTTTGATAATACTAATGTTTTTATGTTTTTTAGGATCAGGAATGTCGTTCATATATTAAACCTTGAGTGCGCGATCCCAAACTTGCAAGTGTAATCTGTTAGAGAATTTAAAACCATACTTTTTGCAAAGCTCTGCTACTACTGGTCCAACTTCTAATAATTCTTTACGACTACCACAGCAAGGCATAATCCATACTTGCTCTGAACGTAAACCTACATCTGGGTTGTTTAAATATTTTTCTAACACTTCATTTAAATCAGACTCTTGTCTTGCTACGAACTTAAAACAAGCATCTTTCTTTACTAAGAAACGTAAGACTTCTGGTTTAAAGCGCTTATCTTCAGGGTCTCCATTACTTGATAGTTTTGGCGATGTTGTGTATGTAACAATACAACCAATTTGATCCCATTCTGGGTCAGGCATTAAAGTAGCATTAGTTTCAAAATCAATATGTAATGATGGTCTGTTAGTATCATCCATAGTGAGAGTTTTACTATAGTTTGCAAAACCCCAACGATCTCTAATAAATTTAACGAACTCAATTAAGTTCTTTTGCTGAATAAAAGGTTCACCACCGGTAATTTTAAGTAGAGCGCCTTGTCTTAGATTCTCATCATAACCATTCTTTTCGTAAAATTGAGCAATCTCTTCAAACGTCATCTTGTTCTTCTTAGACCAGCTGACATAAGAGTCACAACCAAATGGTGCATCTTCACTTTTAAAACCGATACACGTAAGGTTGCACATAGACAATCTCATAAACACTGAAGGGTAACCGATATAACGGCCTTCACCTTCTAATGTATAAAATACGAAATCGTCTGAAAGAAATAAAGTTTTATTAGGGTCAATTGGCATACGTTATTATATTATATAAGATTAGCTTTTCCACTCTCCATCATGAATTGTTTCAAATATAGCTGAATTGTCCGGGTGTTCCCACACTTCAACTTTAGAACACCAGCAACGACCTAATGTGAGATCATTTACAAATTCATTTGCTTCTTTATGACAATATTCAGCAAACTTTTCAATACCTACACCGCCAGACATTATACGTAAATCTATAATCTCTTTTTTATTGAGCATTTGAAATGTTTGTAGTTCGGGATCCTTTTCCCACACTACAGTTGTATGATCAAACTGCTCTTCTAATGCTGTCTTAAGCGGTTTAAGAGCACCAAAATCTACTACCCAATTGTTATCATCTAATTGATTACATTCAAACCAGAACTTAGCTTGTAATCTATAACCATGAATAAAGTGACAGTGACTGTTTGCAAAAGGTTGGCGAAATGCGCACGACCCTAACGGAATAACTTTAGTAGAAGTGTATTTTGACATAACTTCATACTATAATAAAAATAATTTTAATCAAGCTTTTCTAAATGGTTTTGTACCCATTTTAGCAAGGTGTCTTCATCTATATCATCTGGAGCACACATCATTGCATTATTATCCGCGTCATTAGTATCAAATAAGCTTCTTTGTAAAGTGCGTTTTTCTTCTTTTTCATCAATTCTGAAATATATAAATGCTCTTTTGTCTTTTATTACAGTTTTACCTGCTAAAACAAAATACATACAGTTTACTCTGCACCAAGTGCCTAATTCATAAAATTGCAGTAAGTTTATAAAGTCATTACGGTTTTTATCCGTTTTAAAATAGATAAAAATTGGTAAGTCAATACTACTGTATGTTTTATCGCGATACTTTATATACACTTTATTATGGCATATTTATTATAAATATAACTAATGCAATCGGTAAAGCATAATAAGCAAGTAAATATAAAAGAAGCCATTATGGATGTACCTCCACCACCTCCAATCCATTTTGACAATCCTGCAGCAATTGTACATAAAGTAAACAAACCGGCGGCTGATTTTAAGTCTTTTTACCAGGCAAGCTTTATGCCAACACCTGACTTTATCAATTATATTAAAGGTGTAGAAAACAGTACACATACAGGTTTTAAACACGGGTTGTGGCACCCACACAAAAGTGTCGAGGGCGGTACTGATACTATTGCTTATGGCCACAAACTACATCACGGTGATATTTTTAGTAAAGGTCTTACTGATGAAGAAGCAACTAAGCTTTTAATTAAAGATATAATGAAAGCTTCAGAGACAGCTAAGCACGTCATTAATAAAACTTACGGTGCTGGTGTATTTGAAAAGTTACCAACTAAAAGCAAGGAAATGTTAATAGATTTCGCATTTAATGGTGTTATTAACAAATTTCCACAATTTGTAGACGGCGTAATTAACAACGACATTGATACAATGATGACACAGTACAAACGTCACTCTAACGGCAAAGAGCTAACCGGTCGCAATCATGCATTTGCAAACCGGTACTTTAATTAAAGACCTTCTACTATTTGTTTAATACGGTCTGCTACTTGATCAGCGTTATCTTTAGTAACGTGGGTTTCAAATATAGATTTGTCTTGTTCACTAATCGTAGAAGAATCAACAGCTAAAGCTTTAAGTGCAAGTTCTACTAAGAATACTTTACCCTCAGGGGTCATTGGTTGAGCTTCTTGTTGCTCCGGAGCTGCAGGTGCTGGTGCTTGTGCTGGTGCTTGTGCAGGAGCAGCTGCTGTAGTTTGATCTCCTTGTTGACCGCCGGTTTGATCTAAACCAGTTTGTTGATCAGCCTCTAAAAGATTAAAATAAAATTCGTTTATTTTTTTATTAAATTTACTCATGGTTGTTTCATTATTGCTTGAGCTTGTTGTAACTTTGCATTAGCAGCAGCAAGTGCAGCTGTAGCAGCGGCTTTTTGTGTAGGGTCTTGTGTATTGGCTTGACTTTTAAGTTGTCCAATTTGACTGTTAACTGAATTAATATCTTGTTGTGCCTGTACTTTTTGTTTTTTCTTTAAATCAGCTGTATCTTTATTAACTTTGTCTTGTGCTTGTGCTAAAGCTGGATTTGGTGCAGAAGTCGGTGCAACAGGTGCAGTACCAGGCAATGCTCCAGGATTCGCTCCATCTTCAGTCGCAAGACCACTCTTATTAAATTTTGCTACAATAGCTAAAAATTTACTTTTAGGTTTAAACTTCTCGTATAACGTTTCCATTGTTATTATTTACTGACTTACAACAAAAATAAAGAACTATAGTTGATTTTTCGTGGATTCATTTAATATAATACCGGGGAGGGAAAAGACGGACTATGTACAGATAGTAATCTATACGTTATGTTTGTTATAGGTTTTTCTTGTTTATTTTTTAATAGGCTCGCTGCGCTCGCCTGATATATCATATATAATATATATATCTCCCGGAAACTTGCTACTTGCACTGGTTTAGAATATCCGGACTTATCTTGCGCTTTTTAAGGTATGTTACTAATTTCCGGTGGGAGTATTTGTTGTGATCGAAATTAAAGCGGTAATTAGTTACACTGTTAATTAATTCAGTAGATTCCCCGGATTTGCTGTATATACAATCATAATATATTGTATTAGTATATACTATTAGATTTAATGCATTTGCTACGCTTTTAAAGTTAGATTTTATATCTTTATATGTATCTAACTTTTCGTTAATGTAAAATATTATGTTCTTTTTATGTTCTTTAAAATTTACCTGTATTTCAAGTACTTGTTGCAATATATAATAAACTAATAGCCTGCTTGCATCTTTTTTAGGTAAATCATCAGCAAACACCTGAAACTCGCTTCTTAACTTTGTTAAATAGCTGTTTTGTATATCTTCAGCTACACTTTCAAAGTCTACTACTATCAAGTGAAGATCTGTCTGGTGATATCGCATTATTGTTTATAATAACACCGTTTTCTTCTTGTGCAAGCTTTTTTAATAGTGCGTCAGGTGCTCTTCCAATACGGCAATTTATAATACCGTTGTAATATCCTTCTTTTAACAGTACATTGTTGTCAAACTGTATTTTAGCTTCGTAATATGCTAATTCAAACTTACTATCACAAAAACGCAATATTTCAAATTTAAACTTGTCTTTACCGATTTTTTTTATATCTTCATTAACATCATTAGATGATGAAGTATAAGTCTTCCAATCTGTTTCTACGTCGAAGTGTCTTTTGTTTTTTCTTCCTTTAAGCGGTTTAAGTTTTTTAACGCTTCTAATCTGCTTTTTACCGAAATAGACCTTACCACTGACCACGTTTGTAATACGATAAATAAAACCGTAAGGCAGAATATTGTTGTTGAAAGCTTCATTTGTTGTCCAGTGGCCTAAATCCATTTACTTTGACTTATTACAAACCTGGCGGAGTTCTACGGATAACCTTAAATTTGGATTTAAAACCTGGATTATTTTTAGGAGCTTTAAATTTAGATTTTTTCTTCTTTGTTTTTTCCGGAGCACCAAATAGATTGCGAGCATCGCCTGGTGCATATATTTTATCACTACTTTGACCTATAGGTACACCAGCAGCTGCACTTGTGCTTCCGATTCCTGCAGCTGCAGTAGTACCTGCTGCCGCTCCCATATCTTCTAAGATTTTCTGTATTTTTTTATCAAATTTTTTCACTGTTGATTATATTAAAGATTATATTATACTTATGTTGTTTATTATGGACTTACCCGATTTAGATACACTATTTATTAACTACCAAACTGAAATTATACAAGATATACAGGTAGATGAATTGTCTCTTAAAGACAAAGCAATGTTAGTGCCCACTATCAAACATAAATGGGTAGCACGCATGATGCAACATAAAGCTCAATTGCGTAAGCTTCAAGCTAAGAAAAAAGATCTTATTAAGAATACTGCTAATGCGAGTCCTGTTTCAATGAGTAAGACTGCATTAGAACAATTATCTCAAAATAATCCTAATATAGTGCAATTGACTGAGTATATTGAAAAGTTAGAAGGTATTATTGAGTATCTTGAGAAGGTAGAAAAACTAACCAGCTCGTTAACGTACGATTGTAAAAACGTAATAGATTTACAAAAGCTCGAAACGACCTAATGGTAGTAGAACTTCAATACGACCCTAAACGCAAAGAAGTAAAGATTGTTTCGGAATACCTTAACAATATTAAAGAACGTTTTAGTGTTAAAAACCCGGGGGCACGTTTTAATCGATATCAAAGATTTTTACCTCAGCGTATCTACGCTATAACTAATGCCGGTTATTGTGGTATAGGTTTAGTTCCGGAAATTGTAGATTACCTTAACTCTCAAACTATACCATTTGAAATTAAAGTTAATAAAGAATACAATGATGTTTTACTTCAAACTCATATTCTCAATGACGGAACACATAAAACTTTAGACAGTGAATTTAAACTTAGAGATTACCAGGAGACAGCTGTTAATAAAGCATTAGAAAGTGGTTATGGTGTTGTAGAGTTAGCTACTGGTGGTGGTAAAACATTAATTATCGCTAATTTAGTATATGCTGCATTACACAGTATCAAACTTACTGAAAAAGTATTAATTGTAGTGCCAGATTTAGGTTTAGTGGCACAAACTTATAAAGACTTTATTTCATACAACTTTCCTATGGAGATAGTGAGTAAGTGGACAGGAGATACTGAGTTAGACTCTAATGCCCGTGTTATTATAGCTAATATGGGTATTTTACAAAGTAAGTCGTCGGATATTTCTTGGTTTAACAAAGTAGGTTTGTTAGTTGTAGATGAGTGTCATAAGCTACGTAGAGGTAATAAGGTATGTAAACTTATTGATAAAATACCCACACTAAGACGTATTGGTTTTACAGGTACATTACCAGAAAATGATATCGATAAATGGAATATTAATAATTTTATCGGGCCGGTTATATTTAAAAAAACTACAACCGAACTAAGAGAAGCAGCTGGTGGAGAGTATATTGCTAATGCTCAAGCTTTAGCCTTACATATTGAGTATGCAATGAAGCCAGATTATACTGCAGTAGCGGCAGCTCAAAGATACTTAACTGAGTTAGATTTTATACACATAAACAAATTTCGTAACGAGGTTATTAAGAACATTATTGGTAAACTAAATAATAACAGCCTTATACTTGTGGACCATATTGCACACGGTGAAAATTTGTATAATACTTTATCAACCTTAACCGGTAAACAAGTGTACTTTATACAAGGTAGTGTTGAAGTTGAGGACCGTAAAAAGGTGCAAGAACTAATGGAACAGCATAACAATGTTGTATGTGTTGCTATAAGCAAAATTTTTTCTACTGGAATTTCTATAAAAAACATTCATTATATAGTGTTTGCTGCAGGCGGTAAGTCCAAGATCAAAACTTTACAGTCTATTGGTCGTGGTTTACGTGTACATGAAAATAAGGACATTCTTACTATCATTGACATTGTAGATGAGCTTATCTATGGTGGTAAACACTATGACAAACGAAAAGAATTTTATGCCCTTGAACAAATCAAAATTACCGAAAAAACAATTACCGAAAGCTAAAGCACCACCTAAGCCTAAAAAGCCATTAAGTGAGTCTGCTAAAGCTAAAAAAGTATATTATGTGAGCCCAGCTGATTTTACAGCTGAGTTACGCAAATACTATGAAACCAATATCATTACCGATGATTTAGCAATGATGATTAAAAACATTGCTTATGGGCTTGCACATGCTTCAAACTTTATCAATTATACCTTTAAAGAAGACGCTATTGGTGATTCTTTAATTAATATGTTCAATGCATTAAAAGATAAGAAATATAATTTTGATAAAGGTAGTAATCCATTCTCTTATTTTAATTCAATTTCGTTTAATTGCTGGCGTTCTCGTATTAAAAAAGAAAAACGCATGAGAGACACATTAGCGGCATATCAAGAAGAAGTGTATAGTATTATCGGGCCTCAGGTAGGTGTTGATGATCCGGTTAATCCCGCTAAACGTAATAATAATAATGACAATAACTAATTTAAGAATCGGTATATTTTCTGATCCGCACTACGGTGTTCACCGTAATAGTGAAACATGGCACAAGATTGCTTTGGAGCACGCTAAGTGGGCTGCTGAGCAGTTTAAACAACAAGGCATAAAAGATATACTAATACCTGGAGACATATTTCATGATCGTAATGACATTGCTGTTAACACTCTTCACGTGGTTACTGACATTTTTGATGTATTGCGTGATTTTAACATCATTGTTACCGTGGGTAATCACGATGCTTACTACCGTGATAATTCTTCAGTTAATTCCGTATCCATACTTCGTGGCTGGAGTAATATTACTGTTATTGATAAGCTTACGGTCGAAACGCTCCAAGGAAAGAAAATAGCATTCTGTCCATGGGGTCAAGATATTAACGAAGTACCTAAATGTGATCTAATTGTAGGTCATTTTGAAGTTAATAGCTTTAAAATGAACTCTTATAAAGTATGTACTAACGGGCTTAAGACTTCTGATTTAACTGATAGAGCACCTTTAACTATTACAGGTCACTTTCACCATAGAGAAGAACGCAAATACAAAGATGGTACTATTCTTTATGTTGGGTGCCCGTATCAACAGGATTGGGGTGATTATGGTACTACTAAAGGTTTATACATTTTAGATTTAAAAGACTTAAGTTACGAGTTTATTGTTAATAACATATCACCACGCTATAACAAGATTAAATACTCTGAAATAGCTAATGGTGTATATACAGCTGAATCTTTAAAAGGCTTTATACGTAACAATATAGTAAAATTTTACATAGATAAACAACTTACACCTGAAGTAGTAGATAATATTGTTAGAAAGATTGCTTCAATTAAACCTGTCGAGCTTACTTTAGAATACGATTATTCAGAACTATCTAAGCTTAATGTAGAAGAAGCTAATACCAAGGATTTTAGTATTAGTGTTGAAAACTCTATATCAGAATTCATTGATTTATTAGATGTTAATCATAAGGATAAGGTAAAGAGTTACGTAACAGATTTATACCATAGAGCATTAACAATAACATGAAAATAGGAGCAGCAGTAATAGCATGTGATAGATTGGAATACACTAAACAGTGTGTTGCAAGTATACTTGCGAATAAAGGCCCGTTAACTGATATTATTTTAATTAATGATGGTATTAAAATACCAGATGGTGCATTACCTGATGGTATTGAAATAATGAACAATAGACCGCCATATCAATCAGTTGGGAGAGCTAAAAATAGAGCTATGCAGGTGTTAGTCAATAGAGAATGTGAACATATATTTCTTGTTGAAAATGATATTTTAATTCAAACACCTGATGTTTGGCAAAAATATATAGATACTGCTAATGGTACAGGTATACGTCATTTAAATTTCGGTTATCATGGACCAGCCAACAGAACACCAGATTATAGTAAACCAAATCCGAGGTATATTGTAGAATACCCAAATAATATAAAAGTTGCACTTAATTTTCATTGTGTTGGAGCGTTTTCGTATTTTCATCGTCAATTTATGACAGATGTTGGTTATCATGATACATTTTTTCAAAATGCATGGGAACACGTAGAGCTGTGTCAAAGAGCAATTAAGAAAAACTATTTGCCTGCATTTTGGTGGTTTCCAGATGTAGAAGGTAGTGATGAATTACTTAAAGAAATACCAGGCTCTATACAAAACAGTTCTATTACACATACCGAAAAATGGACTGAAAATATGTATAAAGGTGCTGATCATTACAGAAAGATACACGGTGTATCAGCTGTAGAAAACCCTGATACCGGTCTTTCTGTAGTACTACAACGCTTAAAAGAAATTTATAAATGCAAGTAACACATTTAGGTATAACTAACGTAAAGCGTAGTGGTTATGGGTTTGGTAATCAATTATTTTTAATTGCAAGTACGATAGGTATTGCTATCAGCAATAATTTAAAGTATGGTTTTGCAGAATGGAGTAATAATCGTTACTTTAACGAGCAGTTACCGGGTTTAGCGCCAGGAACAGGTAATATTGTAAAAGAACAGAGCTTTGATTATAACCCGGTAGTGTTGCCAAAAAATACATTTACATACCTTGAAGGTTATTTTCAAAGTGAAAAATACTTCAGTTCTCCTGAAGCAAAAAACACAATACGCAATTTCTTTACATTTAAAAATGAGTATATACAACCAATAAAAGACTCTTTAAATGGTATAACCAATACATGCTCTATACATGTACGTCGCGGAGACTATTTAAAATACCCTGATATACATGTACAGCAACCTGAAACCTATTGGTATAACGCTCAACTTAAAGTTGAAAGCTTAACCACTGTTAACACTTATATAGTAATGTCTGATGACATAAATTGGTGTAAAGAAAATAAACAACTGTTTACTAAAACAGGTAAAAAGGTATTATTTATGCAAGGTAGAAACGACATGGATGATTTTGTTATGATGTCTTTGTGTAGCAACAATATAATAACTAATTCCTCCTTTTCATGGTGGGCAGCTTGGTTAAACACAAATAGAGATAAAGTTGTTGTTATGCCCAAACAGTGGTTTGGTATTAACGGGCCATCAGATGGTAAAGATTTGCAAGCAGAGGGGTGGATAAAAGTATGAAAAAAGAATTATACATAAAAGACTCTAATTTCGGTCACTGCGCGTTTAGTAATAATCCAACACCACCAGTAAGCATTTCTGAACATATAATATGGAACCGCAGCGACGCTCCACATGGAACTGATGTGGTGTGTACTGATTACCAATTAGATAAAGGCAATATTGCATGGTTATTAGAACCTTATGAAATTAACCCACAGCCATATGAGTATGTCAAAGCTAATTCAGCTTTTTATAAAGAAATATGGACACACGATAAAGAGTTTTTGTCTTTACCAAACGCTAAATGGTATCCGGTTGGAGGGTGTTGGTTAGAAGTACCTGAAAGAAAAATATATGAAAAGAGCAAAATGTTCTCTATTATAGCTTCGAACAAAAACCAACTGCCCGGTCACAAATTAAGACATCAAATAATACAAGCCGCTGGTAATAAGGTGGATGCTTTCGGTCCTTCCTATATTCAGTTTAAGAAAAACCCCATGCATAAAATAGAAGGATTAGCGGATTACCGATATCATTTTGCAATTGAAAACTGTAAGAGAGATTTTTATTTTACAGAAAAGCTTATTGATACCTTGATGTCTGGTACAATTCCTATATACTGGGGGTGTCCTTCTATTGATAAATTCTTTAATACTGATGGTTTTATTATCTTTAATGACTTGTATGATTTAAAAGAGAAGCTTAAAAATTGTACAGTAGAATTATACGATAGTAAGAAAGCAGCTATTGAAGAAAACTTTAAATTAGCACAAAACTATATTTTATCAGAAGATTGGATATATAACAATATATTACAAAATGAAAAGACAATTTGATACAGGTGCACAAAGAGACACTGATGTTGGCAAACCAAGAGTTAGCCTGGTGCCTCATGAAGAATTAATGAGAGTGGCAAGCCACTTTGTTGTAGGCGGGCAGAAGTACGGTTTCAATAACTGGAAGAAAGGTATGAATACGTCAGTATATTATGACAGTGCACAGCGTCATTTAATGAAATACTGGCAAGGAGAAGACAGTGAGGATCATGCTGCAGCTGCTGTGTGGAATATTATGTGTATGATGTGGACGGAAAAAAATAAACCAGAATTAGACGATAGAAAAGAATACCAATGAAAATTGATTTAAAAAACCTAACATTCACAATACCTGTCAGAATTGATAGTGATGATAGAGCATTCAATCTCAACTATGTTATCGAGTATTTGTTACACAATTTTGATACTAATATAATTGTGTATGAAAACGGACCTAAACCTATATTTAAAAATAAATACAGTATTACACATGTTTATGAACAAAATGACGGTGTGTTTCACCGTACTCGTTATCTTAACAATATGGCTAAGCAAGCCACAACTGATTTTATAGCTAATTATGATTGTGATGTAATATTTCCTGTAAAACAAATTGTAAAAGCATATAATTTATTAAAAAGCAATAACTTAGACTGTGTATATCCTTATAGTGGTTATTTTGTTAACATTAAACGTGATGTTTTAAAGGAAATTGTAAACTTAGACCCGGCTAACTTAAACCCTGATACATATCAAAATTTCGGTAAAAATTCCTTTGGTGGTGCTGTATTTTGGTACAAAAAAGCCTTTATAGAGGGTGGAATGGAAAATGAAAATTGTGTATCTTGGGGCTGTGAAGACTGGGAACGGTTAAAGCGTTTTGAAATACTTGGTTACCGTATTGCAAGAGTAAATGGTCCTTTATATCATATTGATCATGTAAGATCTCAAGATAGCAGTGAAGCTAACCCATATTATAATAATAATAGAAAAGAATTCGATAAAGTATTAAATGCTAAAAAAGAAGACTTACTAAGATACGTCAGCACATGGCCTTGGGCTAAATTATAATGAAAAAAGTATACATTACTTTTGGTGGTAATATCTATGATGACACCACTCGTATAATAGTTCAAGACGGTATTAAATTCGGTGCTGATGAAGTTAAAGTGTACGATGATGTATGGTTAATGAAACAACCATTCTTTGAACAAAATAAATGGCTTTGGGAACACCCGCATAAAAGAGGTTTTGGATGGTATTGCTGGAAACCATTTATAATATATCATGCTTTACAAAACCTACAAGACGGTGATATAGTGCTATTTACAGATGCTGATTGTTACCCTGTTAGTGATTTAAATGTATTGTTTAATCAATGCGATAAAGACGGTGGTGTAATGCTATTTGCGGCTAACGGACAAACACACTCTTATTGGTGCAAGAAAGATTGTTACATTGTGATGGGACAAAACGACCCTAAATATTACAACGTACAGGCTGGTGTTGCACGGTTTATGTTATTTCAAAAAGGTAAATGGAAAGCTACACAGTTTTTAATGGAATGGTTAACATATTGTGTCAACCCATTAGCTACAACGTTTGATAAAAGTATTCTTGCTGCAGAAGCTCCGGAATTTATTGAACATAGAACTGAACAAGCAATAATGACCAGTCTTGCACATAAGTACGGTTTAAAGCTCTATAGAGAAGCTTGTGAAGCTGGTAACAAGTACAGTTTTGATAAAGAACTATATAGTCAATTATTTACACAGTTTAACCCTACTGATTTGTTTGGTGGTGAAAAAGTTACACTTAGACCGGTAGGTTCTAAGTTTGCAAACGTTAAATAAGTTTACAGTAGAAAAAAGATAGTTCTATATTATACTATTAGGTAATGCGTTATGTTTATTTCAAACATTTAAAAATTACTAATTTCCTGTCTGTAGGTAAAAGACCGGTAGTTGTAGATTTTAAGCCTGGACTAAATATTATTACAGGTAAAAATTATGATAAAGCTGATAGAGCGAATGGCGTTGGAAAGTCCACTATTGCTGACGCAGTGCATTTTGCTCTGTACGGTAGCACTATACGCGATCTTAAAAAAGAAAACATAGTAAACGATCAAGCACCGGATCAGTTGTGTGAAGTCGAGCTTGAATTTACTTATCAGCAAGATGGTATTAATAATGAATGTCGAGTGCTAAGAACACTTAACCCCACTAAATGTTTCTTCTTTATTAATGGTGAAGACGTTACCAGATCTGGTGTACCGCAAACTACAGAGTTGATAGTCGACACTATTAAAACCTCTTCTGAAATATTTCAGAACAGTGTTGTTATGACAATTAATACCACTGTACCTTTCATGGCACAGAAGAAGATCGAGAAACGCAAGTTTATTGAAGGCATACTTGGTTTAGAAGTGTTTAGTAATATGTTAAGTTTTGCACGCTTTGATTATAATGAAGCAAAACGCTTACTTGATATTGAAAGTACAAAAGTAGAAGAAACTAACAGATCTTTAGCAGACGCGATTAAACAAAAAGAAACTTATGAAGACACTAAAAAGAAAAGACTTGAAGTTCTATTAACACGTCAGTCTAACAATGCTAAGGAACTGGCAGGTATAGATGAAAAGCTTAACAGTTTAGAGTCAGTAGATACAGTAGCAGAAAAGCAAATACAAGATAAGCTATCTACATTAAAAACAGCTGAAACAGCATGCGACCGTAAAATAGCTACTATAAACAAGCTTATTACTGAAGCGGAAACACATATCAAACTTAATAATGATCGTATTAAAAAGCTAAAGAAGGTAGATAGTAAATGCCCTCATTGCGGTAAAGACTTAGCTGAAGCTGTAAACACTCAATATGAAAAAGATAAAGCGGAGTGTCAGACTGAAATACAAAAGTACACAGAGGTTATTGATACACAAAAGCCGCTTTTAGTAGAAGCACAAGAGCAATTAGATAAAGTTGAAAAGGCTATAGTAACAATTCAGAAGAAAATAAACGACTTTAATATTCGTAAGAAAGAAGTAGAAAACATTAATAATCGTGTTAAGCAACTCAATGAGTGGCAATCTTCATTAGTCGTAGATATAGATCAGCTCAACAAAGACTCTAATAACTATCAAGATATTATAGATGCTATTGTTACAAGGCAAAACGAGACTAAAAAACAAATTAGCTCTTTACAAGAAAGAATAGATATAGTTGAGTCTGCTAAGTTTATTGTGGACGAAGAAGGAGTGAAGTCGTATATTGTTAAAAAGATACTACAAGTATTAAACATGCGTTTAGCACAATATTTGCGTAGACTTGAAAGCAATAGTATCGTTACATTTAACGAGTTTTTTGAAGAGACTATTACCAACGAGCGTGGAAGTCAGTGTAGCTATTTTAACTTTTCCGGTGCAGAGCGTAAAGCTATCGATCTTGCAATGTTATTTACGTTTCAAGATATCCGTAGAGCACAGGCTGATGTTTGGCTTAACTTGAGTATGTTTGATGAATTATTTGATTCATCATTGGATGAAAAAGGTATTGAGTTAGTACTTGATATTCTTAAAGAAAGGGTAGATAATTACAATGAATCAATTTATATTATTTCTCACCGTAAAGAGAGTAAAAAATACTGTATCGGTGGTGAAATCGTATATCTTGAAAAGAAAAACGGCATAACAACAAGAACAACAACTTATGATATTTCCTAATAACGGCTTAGTAATCGGTGCACCGCAAATGCCTCTTGGGGCACCTGCTTTTGGTAGCCCGGTGGTTGATACACCACTTCCAGTAATGGAGACACCAGGTGGTATGAAACGTGCAGTGAGTTTTGCTGCAGACCATCAAGGTTGTGGTTTCTGGCGTATGCATTGGCCTGAATCAGTTATTAATGCACATCAATTAGGTATTATTAATAACAATAACTTTATGATTTTACAGGAGAACTTCTATCAAGGTATTTCTTCTGTAAGAATACAAAGACAAGTTACCCCCACTCAATTACAATTTGTAAAGTTCTTAAAGAGTATTTCAGAAAAAACTAATAATTTTAAGATATATTATGAAATTGACGATGTAATATTTCCTGAAGATATTCCTTTATATAATAAGGCTCGTGAAGCATTTGTTGATCCAAGTATTGGTAAAACCGCTATCGAGATAATGCAGCTATGTGATGGCATTACTGCTCCAACTGAGTATATGGCTAAGTATTATCAGGAGAAGTCAGGTGTACCTGGTATTGTATTGCCTAACTATATGCCGAAGTTCTGGATGGATAGGTTTTATAATAAGACTAAGATATCAGAAAATTACGAAACCAACAAGCGCCGACCACGTATTGGTTATATCGGTAGCCCTACACATTTTAATGTTGCAGGGGTGCCTGGAATTAAAGACGATTTCGGTGATATATTGGATGTCATTAAGAAAACAGTCAAGCAGTTTAAATGGGTATTAATGGGCGGTTGCCCACAAGAGCTTGCAGACTATGTACGTAGTGGTGATATAGAGTATATTGGTTGGACGAAACTCTGGGATTATCCCTATGCATTCAATGCTTTAAACGTTAATATGGTAATAGCTCCATTACAGAATAATAGGTTTAATTTAGCTAAAGCCAATATTAAACACATTGAAGCTGGTGCATTAGGTATACCTTGTGTTTGTCAAAACTTAGAACCATATAAAAACGCTCCATTGAGATTTGATACAGCAGATGAAATGGTAAGTGTTATCAAGAAAACATTAAGTGATCGCCGTACATATCTAACCGAATCGGATATTGCTCGTAAAAATGCTACAAAATATTGGTTAGAAGACCATATAGATGAGTATTGCAAAGTATATTTCTCTTGATATTTTTGTGGAAGGTCACATAATAATGACCTGTGTATCGTAACATTTATTACAGTCAACGAGATAGTATGTGTCATCTCTTTACGTGGGATGAGAATGGTAAGCGTGTAATCAAAAAAACACCTTATCAGCCTTATTTTTATGTAGAGACAAATGCTGAAACAGCTGATGCTTTATCTATCTTTAATACTAAGTTAAAGAAAAAAGTATTTAAGAGTAACTTTGATCGTAATAAAGCTGCACAAGACGGCGCCATTAAACGTCTATATCACAATATTCAGGTAGAGCAACAATTTCTTATTGAGCAGTTTAAAGACGAATACGAAAAACCTGAGTTTTCTGCTAACCCATTAAAGGTTTGCTTTCTTGATATCGAAGTTTATTCACCGGATGAGTTCCCTGAAGCTAAGGATGCAAAGCATCCTATCAATCTGTTAACTATATATGATAACCTTTCTGAACACTTTTATACCTGGGGTTGTAAGCCTTATACTCCGACTCGTGATAACGTTATATACACTCAATGCACAAGTGAATATAACCTTTTAGAAAAGTTTTTAGAGTTCTGGGAAAGCGGTTATTACCCTGATATACTATCAGGGTGGAATACAGACTTTTTCGACTTCCCTTATTTAATTAACCGTATTAATAACTTATTAGGAGAAGACGCAGCTAAGAGGTTATCCCCAGTAAAAAGTCTTTGGTGTCGTAAAGGTATCTTTGTTAAAGGTCAAGAGTTAGATCGTTGGTATATTCATGGTATATCTGCAATGGATTATCTCGAAGTGTACAGAGGTTTTGCTCGCGGTTTGTTAGAGTCGTATGCACTAAACTTTGTGGCACAACACGAATTAGGTGAAGGTAAATTAGCTATCAACGCTACCAACTTAGCTTCTCTATCTGAAAACGACTGGAATAACTTTGTAGATTATAATATTCAAGACGTTGACCTGTTAGTACGAATGGAAAAGAAACTGCAATTCTTTAAGATTATTCGTATGTTAGCTTACAAAGGACTAACCTCGTTTGAAGCAGCTTTAGGTAAAGTTTCTATTGTTACCGGGTGCGTTGCACTACAAGCATATAAACACGGTATGGTTATACCAACATTCGTTGAAGGACCTCTACGCGAGGAAATTCAGGGTGGTTTCGTAAGAGAACCAGAAAGAGGCCTACAAAAGTCTATAGTAAGTTATGACGCTAACTCACTATACCCTAATACCATTATTACCTTGAATATATCCCCGGAGACTAAGTTCGGTAAAATAGTTAGTAAGAGTGATACTGAAGTGGTTATTCGTTACGGTAATAACAAAGAGCAGCCACTATCGCATGAAAAGTTTATACAGTTTATGCAGGTTGAAAAACTTGCTCTATCTAAAGCAAATGTACTATACACGCAAAAGAAAAAAGGTGTGGTGCCTGCATTAATTGATGGGCTGTATAAAGAGCGTGTAACCAATAAAAATCAGTACGTCGAATTTAAAAAGAAACTAAGTAAGTTAACTACAGATACAGATGAGTACAAAACGTGTAAGTTTAATATGGAACGAGCTGACACCATTCAGCACGTTATCAAAATTCTTCTTAACTCCATTTACGGTGTTTTTGCTAATAAGTTTAGCCCTATTTGCGATAGTGATCACGCCGGTAGCATTACTCTTACTGGTCAGTCAGTGGTTAAGCAAGCAAGTGATATCATTGATCAATACGCTAAGGAAAGGTTTGGCTACACTGGTAAATCGTTAACTATATATAACGATACGGATAGTACTCACGTTACTATTCAACCTTTATTAGATCAAATGAAGTTAAACATATTAACTGAAAACAAGGTTAATAAAGAAGGTTTAAAGTTCATTGATGACGAATTAGGTGTATATCTTAACGAACATATTAAACAATGGGCTAAAGATAAACTCAACTCAATAGACCCACGCTATTTCTTCAAACGTGAATCTATCTGTGATGTAGGAGTATACCTTGAAAAGAAACGCTACATTATACATGTATTAAATGACGAAGGTGCAGATGTTAGTAAGTTTAAATATGTTGGTGTTGAAATTGCACGTTCTACTACCCCTAAGAAAGCTAAAGAACTAATTAAAAAGGTTATTGAGAATAGCTTATTAGTACAAGATCAAAATAAAGCAAACACTATTTATAGAGACGTTTATGATGGGTTTAAATCATTATCTATTGACGATGTAGCTATTAGAGGTGGTTTAAGTGATTTAGAAAAACATGAAGTACGTTCAGAAGGGTTTAAAATAGCTAAAGGTACACCTAATCATGTCAAAGGAGCTATTTGGTATAACATGCTATTAAAACATAGAGGGTTAGAAACAAAGTACGAACGCATTACTTCAGGTGGTAAGGTAAAGAAGATTTATATTGCGCCTAACAGGTATAATATTGATACTCTTTGCTACCCTGTTAGTTTTCCACCAGAATTAAACGATTTTCAAGTTGATTATGAAGAAATGTTCGATACAATTATAGTACCTCCAGTAAAAGCAGTTTATGAAGCTCTTAACTGGCAGTTACCACAAGTAAACAATCAAGCACAAACAGACTTATTTGACCTATTCACATGATTAAAATATCTCACGAATCTCCTTTAAGTATGCTCGAGATCTCTCGTACATACAACGATTACTGCTACGCTTTAGTGCACCTCTTCGAAACTCACCCAGAATATTACAAGTTCTTTGAAGATAGTGTTAAAATGGGTAGACATGTCTTATTAGATAATTCTATCTTTGAATTAGGTGAATCTTTTAATCCTAAACGCTATGCTTATTGGATTCAAAGACTTAACCCTACAGAGTATATCATACCAGACGTATTGGAGGATTGTAATGGTACAATTGAGTCTGCTAAGAAATGCTTATGGAGAGAATGGGACTTTGTTAACGATTCTAAAACTATCGGCGTGGTACAAGGTAAAACTTATGCTGAATTAGTTAAATGTTATGTAACTTTAGATCAAGAAATTGATGTAGATAAGTTAGCTATTTCATTTGACTATTCTTATTATCTCAAACTATTTCCGCACCCTAACAAATGGGTATCTTATATGATGGGTAGAGTAATGACTCTTAATCAATTAATGAATGATGGTATTATTAATAAAGATAAAACTCATCATTTATTAGGCTGTGCACACCCAAGAGAATTTAGTTTTTATCAAGGACCTGAATATAATTGGATTGAAACATTAGATACATCATCTCCTATTGTTCACGGTATTAAAAGAGTAAGATACTCTAATGCTATTGGTAACTGGAAAAAGGAGTCTACTAAGCTTGTAGATCTTTTAGATGTAATACCGGATGCAATGCAAGAAAAAATCATTGCAAATAATTTAATTGAGTTTAGAAACTACGTTAATGGATGACAACGTTAGAAGCTATAACTAATTCCGTCCATGCTAATTATCCCCACCTCCTGGCAAATAATATTTCTATTAGGGATTATTGTTTTTGGGATTGTATTCGTAATTGTGAAATCCCTGTAAGAGAGTTAACCGAAGTTAAACCTTACCTAATAAAACACGGTATTATTGACTTTACACTTGTAATTTTCTTTAGTGATAATACAATAGGTTATCGCTTAAAAATATGAAACGTACCCTAATATGGAAAACCTTTTTCTCTCAGAGCGGATCTGAGATATACGAGATATCTAAAAATATTGGTAGGTTTCCGGATGCAATCATAACTAATAAAAGCTTCGAAGACATGGATAAGATTAATCCTGATCTCTTAGAAAAGTGTTTTGATCGTTTTATTTTCTTACCTAAGAAACCAACAGTAGAAGAATATAGAGAAGCTATAAGGAACGCTGATATAATTACCCTTCACGGCTATCTTCGTATATTACCGCCACAGATCTGCGGTAGGTTCAAGATATACAACGGACATCCAGGTCTTATAACTAAGTTTCCTGAACTAAAAGGTAAAGACCCACAAGCTAAAGTATGGTATAAACATTTTGAAAAACCTTATAAACTACACGGGCACGTTATTCACGAAGTTATACCAGAAGTAGATGCTGGTAGAGTGATATCCGAAAAAGAGTTCTTTAGTAACAATATCTATAACGAGTTTAACAGTTTAAACGAATATATTGGTAGACTACATAAATTAGCAATCGAAAATTGGGTTGGCTTTATGCGCAAAAGCCTATTAAATAAATAACTTATGAGATCAAATTATAAAGCTGCAATCTGTGGTGCTCATTCACAAGGCAAAACTACTTTGGTTAAAGCTCTAAAAGAGAATGCTAATCTTACAAGTGATTATCATTTTAGTTTTAGAACTAATTTAACAAGAGGTTTAAAAGATCTTAATGTACCTATTAATGAAGGTGGTACCTCTTTAACTCAATATCTGGTAATGTCTCGTCATTTAGAGTATGGTTTAACTCCAGGTAACTGGATCTTAGATAGAGGTGCTTTAGATGGGATTGCATATACAACTTATTTTTATGAAAAAGGACAAGTACATAAAGATGTTTATCAAGCTGCTTTAGTTGTATACGAAGAAATGTTAAGGACTTATGATAAGATTTTTTATGTTGTACCTGAACTTAGTATCAAAGAAGACGGAGAAAGAAGTACAGGTAAAGAGTTTTTTGATGGTGTTGTAAATCAATTTGATTTTTATCTTAAACATCATTCAATGCCTGCTGATAAACTTGTTTATGTAATGGGATCATTAGAAGACAGAACTAAAATTGTAATTGATAATATAAAGAAAGATTTTACCAATGAGTTATAATACTAATAATATTGACAAAGTACTTGGTCAGAGAGTTGATTCTCCTACCACCTACACGCCTGAGATTTTAGTGCGTGAAGAACGCCAACGTAATCGTACCTATTTAGGTTTACAGAACGATTCTTTACCATTCGTAGGTTACGATATTTGGAACGGTTATGAATGTAGTGCATTAACAGATAATGGTTTACCAGTTACATGCGTAGCTAAGGTAATTTATTCTGCTACTAATGATTTCATTGTTGAATCTAAATCAATGAAGCTTTACTGGAACTCATTTAACATGCAAAAGATGGGTAAGAATACTAAAGAAGTACTTAAGAACATTAAGCAAACAGCTTCTAAGGACTTATCTCTATTATTAGAAACTGATGTTAAAGTAGAGCTATTTCCACAAATTATAGATATTACTACTGAAGAAGCGCGTAATGTTTGGCTCGGAGATTATAATCCGCAGTCATGGTTAGCTCTCGAAAAGATTAAAAGTGCTGAAAAGGTTAAATTTACAGTGTTTAACGAGAATGCTGATCTTTTAGTTGCAAACGACGCTGAAGTGTCTAAACCTCATTTCTATATGAGTACTTTATTACGTTCTAACTGTAAGATTACTAAGCAGCCAGATTCTGGTGATATCTTTATTTATTATAAAGGTGATAAAGAAGTAACAGAACAATCCTTATTAGAGTGGATCGTATCATTCCGTAATGAATGTCATTTCCATGAAGAAATATGTGAAGCTGCTTATAAACGTTTATGGGACTTGTTACAACCAGAAGAGCTTATGGTGACTTGTTTCTATGCTCGTCGTGGTGGTTGGGATATTGTTCCTACTCGCGCATCAAATAAAAAATTACTTGATCAAAATCTTATCAACATAAAGTTCCCGTACTTTAAATTTCCTCGTCAATAAACTTGATTATAATAAAAACTATATTAATATAACTATATGAACCCAGATCAAATCATTGTATTCCTTGATAACATACAACGCACTATTGTTGCTACATACGTAAGCGATGATAAAAATAGTATCGTTGTTAGTAAACCTGCAATCTTGAATGTTACACCTTCTCAAGATAAAAAACTACAAGTACAACTCTATCCTTTAATGTTTAGAGAATTTTTTGCAGATCGTGACGTATTCCCAACCTGGACATACAGTAAATCCCAGATCGTTTTAGCAGGTAATTTAAACCTTGAAGCAAATCTTACAGCACAGTATGTAGAGATGTTTAAGATTACTAAAAACGAACCTGCTCCAACTATTAAGCTATTTGACGCAGACGATAATAGCTAATACAAAATATGGCACGTAAACAAACAACTGCGGAGTCTAAGACTACTGAAACTAAGGCTTCGTCATTAAAAGACATTTTTGAGGCGGTCGATGCATTGAATACAGATGCATCGATGCTCTCTGAAGATAATTCTTTATCTATTGTAGGTGACTGGATTGATACCGGCTCTTATGCACTTAATGCTATCTTTTCTGGATCTCTTTACAAGGGTATTCCTGTTGGTAGGGTTACTGGTTTTTCCGGTCCTTCCGGAGCGGGTAAGACGCTTATTGTTAATAAGATCATTGCGAACGCTCAAAAGAAAGGCTACTTTGCTGCAGTATGGGATACAGAAGCAGCAGTAGATAGGCAATCTGCTGAAGGCGTTGGTGTTGATCCTAAGCGCTTAAAGTACTATCCAGTAGAAACAGTAGAAGATTGTCGTAACCAAATCGCTACATTCTTAGACAAGATTATTGCAGCTAATGACCCTAACTTAAAGGTTATTATTGCTATTGATAGTCTCGGTAACTTAGCAAGTGCTAAAGAGCTTCGTGACGTTACAGAAGGTAAGGATGCAGCAGATATGGGTACTAAGGCTAAAGCAATGAAGTCTATGATGCGTGCTTTAACCTTTAAGGCAGCTAAAGCTCGTGTGCCTATTCTGTTTACTAATCACATTTATGACAACCCTACTTCACTCTATCCTGAATTGGTTAAGCGCCAATCCGGTGGCTCTGGCCCTATTTATCTTGCTTCTTTGTTGGTTCAGCTTGCGACTCGAAACGAAAAGATTGACAAAAACGAAGGAGAAGAAGCAATAGCAGTAGCTCACAACGTAAGCGGTGTTACTCTGTCAGCAATGACAGTAAAGAACCGTTTTGCACCTCCTTTCTTAAAAGCTGAGCTTTATAACAACTTCCGTACCGGGTTAAGTCGTTATGCAGGTTTAGCTGACATGGCTATTGCGTTTGGAGTAATTCAGCAAACTGGTTCTACGTTTCAGTTCAATGGAGAAAAGATCGGTTATAGAAAGACTTGGGAAAATGACACTGAGTTTTGGGATACTAAAGTTATACCTCTATTAGAAGAGACCTTAAAAGAAAAGGTTCGATATGGTGGGGCTCTCGATCAGATACCTGATTCAGAGCCGGTAGAAAAAACTGAATCATCAGAATAAACAAAAAAGCTAAGGGAAACCTTAGCTTTTTTTATTTTATATATTATAATAATAAAGTGAAGAATAAACTTCAAGTAAACGCAGAATATTTTGAAAACATTGTTGCACATCAATGTTTATTTAACTCTTACTATGTATCTTTAGTATTAGACCATTTATCACCGGAGAACTTTAAAAACGCTGGTAATAAACTTGTAGTGAGTATTGTCAAAGACTTTTACAATAAGCGTAAAGCACTACCTACTATTACCGAGATTAAAACCTATCTCAGTAAAGAAGAAGATCTAAAACTATTTAAAGATACAGTTACTACCTACAAGCAATATGATACCACTCTTAATATGGATGAGCTTATTGCTAATACTGAGACGTTTTTTAAAGAAAAGAACGTTTATAATACGGTACTGAAGATAGTAGATGATGTAACGAATGATAAAGCTGATTATGGTAAGTTCTTAAAGATGTTTGAAAAGGCGTGTAATGTAACGCTTATTAACGACATTGGTTTAGATTTTTACGGTCAATATCAAAAAATTATTGATGAGCTTGGTACGCCTAATGAAACTATACCTACAGGTTGGAACTTCATCGACGATAAAATTGGTGGTGGTTTAGCTAAAAGAGGTAGAGCTCTTTATCTATTCCTGGGACCAACTAATATTGGTAAATCTATCTTTTTAGGTAATATAGCTTCTAATATGGCAGAACGTGGTTTAACTACCGTTCTTATTTCATTAGAAATGCCTGAAATGATGTATGCTAAACGCATTAGTTCACATCTATCAAAAATACCTATTAAAGATATCCAGCAACAGATAAAACCATTAGAAACATATTTTCAAGAAGTATCAGTACAACGTAAGCAAAAGCTTATCATTAAGGAGTTCCCACCGAAATCCATTACTATAGGTGGTATTAGAGCCTATCTTGAGTCTTTAGTAAAGACCGGGATAAAACCGGATATACTCGTTATAGACTATCTTGGACTGATAAAGGCGAGTAGCGGTGATAACTCTTATGAACAAGGTAAAAATACTGCAGAAGAATTAAGAGCTCTTTCATATTTCTTTAGTATTCCTATAGTAAGTGCAATTCAAACTAACCGTGAAGGTATGGAGAAACCAAGTCTGGATACCGTAAGCGAATCTTTAGGTGTAGCGTTTACAGCAGACGTTGTTTGGTCTATTCATCAAGATGAAGGTGATCAGGATTTAGGCATTATAAAAGTAGGTGGTATTAAAAATCGTGTAGGACCTAAACACGGAGCAACAGCTATGAGAATAGATTATAATACTCTTTCGCTTTCTGAAGAAAAAGACTATATAGGACTTGCCAATAATAACAGCGATTCTGATGTTATGTCAAGCTTGGAAAGAAAGCTTGAAAATATGGCCAAGTAAGTTAAATAAGTCTTATGAGTGCCAAGAACATATACATTTTTACAGACATCGATTTAGATGGCTCCGTGAGTTTATTGGCACTACATTGGGGTCTTAATGCAAATATTGGCGACCTAAAATACAAAGCTACCACAGTCAGTAATTTAAGAAGAGAAATATTACGGTGGTTAGAAGAAGATAATTTCAGTAACTACGATAAAGTTTACTTTTTAGATCTTGATACAAGTAATTGTGCAGATCTTATTGACAAAGCTAATGTAGAGATTATTGACCATCATCTAACGCACGTAAACGCAAAAGATGTTTATAAGAACGCGACTGTTAATGTGGTTGAAGAAACTTCTTGTGCTAAAAAACTATATAAATATCTTAAGACAAGTTACCCTGGTTTTGAAAAGAAACTTTCTACAGAGCAAAAGCTTTTAATTGCGTTAGCGGATGATTACGACAGCTATCAATTTAAAATAAACGAATCTTATAATTTAAATTGCTTATTAACCAACACACAAAAAACCTTAGACAAAACCCGTACTGATAAATTTGTTGAACGTTTTTATAACGGTTTTAGTGGTTTTAATAAACAAGAGCTTAATATCATTAAAGAATATATTAATGGTAGAGATAACACTATAAAGAACTTACAGGTGTTTTCAGGTAACGTGAATATTAGTAAGCAAAATGTTAAGGTTACAGGTACAACCGGTACAAAGTATGTTAATGATATTTGCGACCATTTAATTAAAGAATATGATTCAGATATTGTATTTTTCGTTAATACTAATAACTCACATGTATCTTTTAGAAAGAAAAAAGAATGTAGTATAGATATGTCAAAGCTTGCTATTAAGCTATGCGAAGGTGGTGGTCACGAGTATGCCGCTGGTGGTAAAATTACAGATACATTTATGGAATTTGTTAAACAATTAACCCCAGTGGAGAATCAATAATGTCTGGAGTAATTGGTGCATTAGAATCCGCAGTTTTAGAAAACCCACTTGACTCTTTAATTGAAGAAGAGGTAGAAGCAGAGCTAATTAAGTTTAGCTCGTTTTGTTCCATTATACACAATAAAAAACTTAACAATGTGGCTGTGTTTTCATTGATTGTTAAGAACAAAATATACAAAAAAGTTTACATGCGGATGTTACAGGTTGACAACGAGAAAGAAGCTATTTTAATATTTTTAAAGTATAATTCTAACCTTTGCCGTAGCAAAGTTGTGAGAGAGGTACTACAATCGTAGTACTAATGAACGTTCCGGAAATTTATAATACATATTTAAGCGTTTCGCGTGGCTCTTTAAACAAGCCTTGGAAAGCACGTAAAGACTTTAATGATTTTGACAAAACCCCGGATGGTGTTATTTGTAAGCGTTTGGAATTATTCTTTAAGAAATTTCCTCAAATAGATCCAAGAGACTATTTTAAAGCACCTTATATTGTTTATAAAGATGAAGAGCATTTTCCGCTAAATTTTTACACTACACAAAAAGCTATAGCTATTTATACTACAGTAGAAAAGCAAAAGAAAGAAGAATTACCGGATACGGAAAGTCAAATTGAAGACATTAAAAAGACTTTAAAACATATTGCCGGTACTTGCCTTCGCCAGAAAACTACACTTACTGATTACTGTAGAGCGAAAGAAGGATATACATATAGAATATTTAACGAATATAATAACAAACTTATTAACATTTATGTACTGATTAAGTTGCCTTTCTTTGAAAACCAGCTAAACTCTCTTAACCCTCAAGATAAGTTACTTTACTTGAAAGATGCTGCAAATAACATCCAGAAATACAAGATGCGATTGAACTCATCCATTAGAGCAAAGAAACTTATTGACGAAGGTCTCAAACTAATAACAAATACAACTAATACTATTGATAAAACTAAAAACTAAACTAAAATCACAACACAATTATGAAACCTACGTTTAATTCAAATATGTTCGAAAGCATTAAAAGCGCTCTCGACTCAGCTAAGACAAAAAATACTGGTAGCAGCTTTAAGAATCTATTCTCTATTGCTAAGCCAGGTAATTATGTAGTACGTTTACTACCTAATATTAAAAACCCAGGTGAAACCTTTTTACATTATTATCATCACGGTTGGAATAGTATTGCTACCGGTCAATACGTAAGTGTAACATCTCCTTCTACATGGGGTGAACGTTGCCCGATTAGTGAACTATACTTTAAGGTATTACGCGGTGGTACTCCTGATGAACAAGAAAAGGCTAAAGCAAATCTACGTCGTAAAGAGAACTGGTATGTTAATGTTTATGTAGTAAGTGATCCAGTATCACCAGAAAACAACGGTACTGTTAAAGTATTACGTTTCGGTAAACAATTAAACAAGATTATTGAATCTGCTATTAGTGGTGATGATTCAGCTGAATTCGGCGCTAAGATCTTTGATCTAAGTGAAAATGGCTGTAACTTACGTATTAAAGCAGAATTAGTATCAGATAAGCCAGGTGCACCAAAGTACCCAACTTATACAGCTTCTAAGTTCTTATCACCATCTGCTATTGATGGCTTAGATGAAGACAAGATTCAAGATGTATATGAAAGCATTTATGATCTTGGTACTTTTGTAGAGCATAAAACACCTGCAGAATTACAAACATTTATTGATACTCACTATTATGGTACAGATGCTGCTCCAGTATCCGCACCGGTTGTAGAGGAAGAAGAAGATGTACCATACGATACACCTGCACCTAAACCAGCAGCAAAGTCAGTCGCTAAATCGGCACCTATAGTTGCAGAAGATTCAGATACAAACGACGATAAAGTTAAAGCCATTCTCGATGGTCTTGATAACTTATAATCTCAATGACTGAACAAGAAAGAAGACAGCAAATATTACAAGCTCGTCAGCAGACTGCCCAACAGCGGTCTGCTGTACCCGCTATGTCAGATACAGAAGCTGAACAATTAGCTTCTCAACAACAGGGGTTAACGCAAGAGCAGATGATTGCTATTGCTATGCTTGGTAAAATGGTGTCTAATGATATAGGCGGTATTAAAAAGAACGCTATAGGTGATAGCCTGAAAGTAACAGATGTGGATATGTCTAAAGTAATGCCTTCAAACATTATGAAGGCAGCTGGTATGACTATACCACAACAAAGACTCTCGCAACAGAGACCAGTACAGCAACCTATTATCAGTCAACCCACTCTACAACCAGCAGCTCAATTTGAAGCACTTCCTGTACAGCAGGTTAGTCAACCAGTTTCCGATTCAGGACAACTCGAATTTGATTTAAATAAACAAGCTCGTTACGAAGATATAATAAATGCTATTGATAAATTAGAGAATAAGGTTAATATGTTAACCGACAAGATTAACACTCTAATTGACTCTAATAATAAAAAAAAACCGAAGATAGCAAATGGAACTTAAACTGGCTAAAAAAGATTTCGCTGATAATTTTTTAAATATTATCAGTAAAGCTGTAGATGTAGCTTGTATCAAGGTCAACAAAGATGGTTTATACGTCTTATGTAACAAACCTGATACAAGTATTATATTACTTGGTAAATACAACTACCCTATTGATATTGCTCAAGAGCAGTCACTTAATATTGGAGATATTAAAAAGCTGTTGCGTGTTATTGACTGTATAGAAGAAGATGATTTTACCTTTAAAATTAACAGTAATCATTTATTTCATAAATCAGATTCAATACAATTTAAATATCACTTTTTAGATGATACAGCAGTACCAAAAGCTTCAATTAAGAAAGAAAAAGTAGAAGCATTAGAACTTGATACCTTTTTTGATATTGATTACCGCAAACTACAAGAAATCCTTAAAGCAAGTTCGTTTACTACAGATACCAATAAGATATATCTATACGGACAACAAGACGGCGTGTACTGCGAATTAGGTGATAAAGAATCTGCTAATACAGATAGTGTATCGCTTAAGGTAACTGATAAAATAGAGGGTAAACCATTAAATCAGGTTATACCTTTTAACTTAGATATCTTTAGAGTATTAACCGGAGTTAAGTTTGAAACCGCAAGAGTAGGTATCAATCTTAAGCTTAAAATAATGTCATTTTATGTTAAGCCAACACCCGAAACTGAATTTAAGTTTATTATTTCTGGATTAGTTAAATAAATGGCTAACAAGATAACAACTCAAAGTTATTTTATTAAAAGACTTAAAGACTCTGGTTATATGGTTTATAAGATCTTTGATGAATACGGTGAAGCTGATCCTCGTTCGTGGACTGTAATGATTGATCCAGGCAATGCTTCAGTATTTTGTACATGTTACGTTAATCATCATGGTATGTTTGGCGAAACATTTTTTGAATTTTATGACGGAGGTCAATATATTCCTGAGCGATTTAAGTTGAAAACTGACTCGATCGAGGTTATAATAAGCTATTTAGTAAAATATGGAATCAACAACAAATCAGAGTTATACAACGGGCGAACAATTTAAGTCCGTAAAATCTTTTAACATGGCAAATAAAGTAAAACACCCAATACTTCCTACTGCTAATAGCAGTATGATAACTACAGAAGAAGATAGAAAAGCTATTATTGATAACGCAGCAGAAGCTTATGCAGACTTTCTCGACGCTTTGCGTATTGATTGGCGTAATGATGTCAATAGTGCCGACACACCACGTCGTGTAGCTAAGGCATATGTATGTGATCTTATTAAAGGTTGCTATGAGGGGCCACCAAAGATTACTACATTCCCTTCAGACGGTTATGATGGTATTGTTAGTCAGATGAACATACCTGTAGTATCTATGTGTTCACATCACCATCTATCATTTACCGGTGTTGCACATGTAGCTTATATTCCTGATAAAAATGGTCAAGTTATTGGTCTATCTAAACTTAATCGTATTGTAGAACATTATGCTCGTCGCCCTCAAATACAAGAAGGCTTAACAGTTCAGATTCATAAAGCTATTGATCAACTATGCACAGGCAATCAGGGCGTAGCAGTTATTCTTAAATGCTCTCATACTTGTGCTTGCCATCGTGGTGTAAAGCATCATGGTTGTGCTATGATTACCTCTAAGTTATCTGGGGATTTTATGAACGAACCACAAACTCGTAAAGAGTTCTATGATTTTGTTGCTTCCGCTGAACGAGACACTAAATAATTATGGTGAGCAAAGAACAAAAAGTATCTAAAGCTAATAAAAAGAACTCTCCTAAAAAGAAAGCTCAAGCCTCTGCTTCAGATGCTTTAAAGGTTCCGGTACTACCAGTGACGTTAACCGAAGATCAAAAAAAAATTAGAGATCTGATCTTACATGCTCAAGTGGAGTTTGCTAAACTTAAAAACAATATCATTAAAGAAAGACGTGGAGAGATTGCTGCTCTTGAAACACAAATAAAAGAGTTTATGGGCCCGTTTATGTTAATTGGATATGATATTAACAATAATCCAATAGAATTAATATCAGCAAACTCTACTGCAGAGAATGATGCACTACTGGAACGTTTTAGACGTGTAATGTATAAAATTAATCAGAATATTGCTAATTCCGGTGGGGAAGACCCTTATGGTCACCAAAATACTGACTAAACTTAAGTTATTTTTTCTACCTAAAAAACGCCGTATTTATGTTGTTCTTGAAGGGCAATACAAAGGTGAATGGTTAGTGAAGGTAAAAACTGATAAAGAAAATATAACGTTTTTCTCGTTACCGGATAAATTTATACGCGGTATACCTACAAAAGACTATGAGTGGGGTATACAAAATAAAGTTTTGGAACCAGTAGATGTTTTACCTGAAAAGGTATATAATGTCTGTTTAGCAGAATACAACCTTAAAGCTACCGATGTCCAAAAAAATAACGCTCTTAATAGACGGGAATAACACCCTTCACCGCACCCACTGGGTAGCCAATAACACTGGTCGCCAATTAATTAACTCAAAAGGTGTTAATGTTGGTAGTACATTTACTTTTCTTAAAACAGTTAAGTCGTATGTAGATCAGTTTAATGCGGATGATGTTTACATTGCATGGGATAAAAAGCTAACCGAAGGTGCTGTTAATTTTCGTAATACTTTAATGGAAGGTACGTATAAAGCGGGTAGAGATCATGTACGTAACAAAGCGGTATACGATGATGCAGATGGAATTATTGAAATTACAAAAACACTTGGAATTAAAAACATTTTTCCAGGAGAGTTAGAAGCAGATGATGTTATTAGCTGGTTAAGTGAAAATATAGAAGGTAAAAAGATAATTGTCAGTGTTGATAACGACTTTGCACAGTTAGTTAACGACAGTATATCCCTTTATAGCCCAATTAAAAAACTTCTTGTAGATGTTAATAACTTTGAAGAATACTATGGATTAAACCCAAAAGAATTCTTGTATTACAAGTGTATAGTAGGAGATAAATCTGATAATATACCAGGTATTGAGGGAGTAGGTAAAATACGCGGACAAAAACTTGCAAAATTATTTGTTGTTGGGGATACAAAATCTCAAGAACAATGTAATGCACAAGTTTCATTAAATATGCCTCTTGTTAGTTTAACCTATGGGTTTAACACACACCCTAATGAAATAAAACTTTATGAAAAGCAGTTTTCTAATGCAAAGAATGCTAAAGCAGATTTTAGCTCGTTTATTGCATATTGTACAGAGTTAGAGTTTAACTCTATCATAGATAAAATGAGTAATTGGCAAGCTTCCTTTAACAAAACATCGAATAATGATGTTTTAGCTGGGTATTTTAAGGCTTTTGAGTAAGTATTTGATTATGTTACCAAATACAATAGAACCACGCCCATCTTCTTGCAGTACTTGTGGTCAACCAGCAGTACACCCACGTATTTCACAAGTTAGACGTGGTAAAGACGTTGTAACCGAAGCTCACTGGATTTGTCCAAGATGTAACAGTAGATTCATGTATGGGACAGTAAGTATAGTTAACAGTGAAACCAAGAAAAACTAAGAAAATCCTTGACGAGTCGTCATTCTACACTGGCTCATACTCTGGCCAACAGGCTCCGGAGACAACATCAGCTTACGAGTACAGTAGAGACAGTGTTCCTACACTGAACAAAATCGAGGAACTTAGAAACAAAGGAAACAATATGGGTGTTCCACAAGAATTGCCGTTTCCTTTTCAAGATTCTGTTAGAGAGCTTGCTGATTTATATTTAAAAGCACAAGATTTAAGAAATAAAGCACGTGATGCTGCAAAATTACCTTTTTTTAAAGGTAGAGAAGCTAAGCTTGAATCATTCCGTGGTAAACTAAACGGTATTATGGTTGAGTGTAAAAAGTTAGCTGCTGATTTGCACAATTTTTCTCTTGCACCTAAGTGAATAAGTTCCTCTAATAGGGGATCTTATGAGAGACAAATTAATATTATTATTTAAATCATTAACCGTAACTGTGGCTATATCTGCCTTAATAGGTGGAACAGTTGCTTATTTCGGCCACCCATTTTGGATGTGGTTTGTAGTAGCATTTATCGGTCAATTCTTGGTATCTTATATTTCTAATTCGTTTTTAGAATATAAAGCATTAAGAGAAGCAAGAGCTCTCAAGATAAGAGAGGCTCAAATAGCTGAACAAAATACAATGAGAGTATCTTGTGCATCCTGTAAAAAAGAAAGTAATGTTATTGTATTCACTAATCAAGAAAATAGATTTAACTGTGGGTTTTGTAATGCTAAAAATTCTGTTTATTTAGTTGCAGAAACCGCTTTAGTAACAGACCCTATTTACGATGCGTCAGCACTTAAAAATATTTCATTAAATGGAAACCAATAATACAAATAAAGTATCACTTTACGAATTTAGCCGTTGGGCTGCTCTAATGGAAGCTGTAAATATTATAGCCGATAAATGCGAAGATAGGGGCATTGATTTTAATAGCCAAGAAGGCATGAAATATATTAAGCCATTAGATATTCAAGACTACGTTAATATACGTACTGATGCGTTAATGACTAAAATTAAAACAGCACGTACAATCGAAAAGAACCTTAATAATATCAAATGCCTACAAATAGAAAAACAATTAAAACACTTGGAAGTTGTAGGGTAGTACGTCTCTCAGGTGAGATTACTGAAGAGCTGGCTAATAAGATTATTGACCAGCTTATCAAGTATGACAAAAAAAGCAATAAAGACATTTTATTGCTTATTGACTCCCCTGGTGGTGATATAGATGCAACGCTTTCAATATACCAAATTATACAGTTATTAAGATGTAATGTAGCAACTTTAGCATTATCTAATGCTGCCTCTGCTGCTGCAGTACTCTTAGCGTGTGGAAAATTAGGTAAACGTATGGTAATGGAGCACAGTATTGTTATGCTACATGATATTAGTCAAGCAATGACAGAAGACTATCATAGAGTGTTAGAGAACGAATTAATATCGTTGCGTCTTTCTAAAGATATATTAAATACTATTTTACATAAACAAAATGTTAAAAAGCCTTTAGATTTGCTAAAACCGGAAGCAACCTATATGCTTGGTAAACAAGCTGTTGAGCGTGGCTTAGCAGACTATGTTATAAAAGACTTTAATGAACTTTACAATATAACCGTTATATGAACAACCCTGAATTTGTAATACTCGATTCTTCAATTAAGTACATGCATGCTCGTAATGTGCTTGAAGAAGGCCTGTTTTACTGTGATAATAATACGTGGTCCCGTAATTTAGAACGCGCTGTTAAATATTCCGATTCTAACAGTGCAGTTGACATAGCAAAGAAGCTTCAAGCTGAAGAGAATCTACCTAAAAGAGTGCTTTTAGTACAGAGAAACGGTAACAATATAAATGTAGGAGATGTTAAGTTTTAGTGGATTTATACTTGTTTGTAGTTAATATTATATTATGATCCTTAAATTAACGAACGCTTTTCCTGCTTATAGAGATAAATCTGTTATTATTAATACAGACTTTATTGTAAATGCACTTGAAAATTCAATTACAAGAGATGATGGCACGATAGAGAACGTAACAACTGTTCACTGCCCCCCGCATGGTGTTTGGGAAGTTAAAGAAACTCCAGACGAGATATTTGCCATGATTAACGGTAACACAACAAAAGTATCTCAACCTGTAACTACTTTACTTGAAGAAACTACTGCACCAAAAGCAACCACTAAAAAGACACGTAAGAAGTCTTAATTAGTTTTTACAATATTGCAGCATGTGCACGTATTTGGGTAGATACGTCTCATGCTGTATGTGATCAAATTCCATATTTGATCTAAAGAATATATCTTTACCCTGTTCTATAGCTTCTTTAATTTTTTCCGGGTCAGTGTATTTTGCGTTGTTATATTCTTGGTGAGAAAAGTTTTTAATTTTTCTTATTATTGCATTTACATCCCCGAAATAAGAAAAGTGCCAACCGGTTACTTGGTTGTGTAATGTAATATCAGCTATAGTAAATCTACTATTTCTAAGCTGTTGCATGTCTGAACCTGATTGTGTAAAAGTAGCTGCATCTACTACTACAGTACCAGGCCACAGGTTTTTACATCTGCATTTTGTATTATAATAATAAAAGTGTTGTAAGAACTTATATTGACCGTGTAAATTTGCATTACGTAATTGTTTTAACACATTAGTATCAGGTATTTCGTCTACGTCTGATAATAATATTAGGTCATCATTGTTTAATACAGGTAAACCAGTTTGTAAGAATTTTCTTTGACCTATTTCATTAGCCCATGCATCTGTAGAAGAATATAGCATATTGTTAGGTACATATTTTATTTTATCTGAAAACACTACAAACTTTTCAGCTATTTTAGGATAAAGTAGTTCTTTCTTATCTCCTTTAAATGTATACTCGCATTCAGTAATAATAAAAAGATCTACGTGGTCATATAATTCATGTAACCGAAAATTTAACATATCGGATTCCCCATTATACATTATACAATCATAAATATTCATACTTGTTAATTACCATTAGTTTGTAAATAATATAGTGGTATTAATACGTAGAGCTTCTAAAGACGGTAAAGACTATACTGTCCTAATGTTAAAAGGTGAAGAACCTAAATGGGTTCTTACAACTAACTATGAACATATGCGTATAATGCAAATATTCAAACAAGATAAATTTTATGAAGGTATCGAAAATGATTTCGTAGACTTTAAAGAAATACTGGATAAATAGATAATATGCGGGGTTAATTCAGTGGTAGAATATCTGCTTGCCAAGCAGGATGTCGGCGGTTCGAGCCCGCCACTCCGCTCCAATTCCTATTATGAACAGTCACCTCATATCTTTATTAAAAGCTACTACCTACAGAGTGTTAGGTAGTCTTGCAACATTTTTAATTAGCTACCTTTTAACAAAGCGTGCTGACCTGTCTTTAGGTATAGCGGGTATAGATTTTTTTGGTAAAATAGCATTATACTATTTACACGACAGAGTGTGGAGTGTAATACTCGCTAAAAAAACTAAAAAACCTAAAAAAGTAAAAGTTTAAATCTTTAAACTTTCAGGTTTGGTAGCACGAATATATACCTCGCCCCAAACTTCTAACTCCCCCATAAGAGCTTGAAACTCTTTTTGAGATAATTTATCTAAATTTGCTAACTTAGCATAAACCTCTTCTGCCATTTTTTTATAGTGAGCATTTGCTTTATCGCAATCTTTATTAGGATCTTTTTCCATTTTCTCACATTCTGCATAAGGTTTAGCTTTAGCAGCAAAATGAATAGCTGTTAATGTAGCAAAACCACCCTTTTCTTTTGAACTATGTGCAATCTTAGCAGCTCCAGCAGCTCTTTTTTCTAAGAATTGCTTCAATGCTTCTTCTGTTTCGGGTTCAGGTTGAACACGTTTTTCAAGCATTAATTGATACTGTTCTGCTAAAACTTTAAGCTGGCTATTCATGGTAAATATATTATATTACTTATTGTTCTTTAACATATTTTAATGGGCCTGTACCAGATTCGACTCTGTGGCAGATGTATTAGAAGCAAGCAGGATTAGTAAATCCTTTATAAATTACTACAAAAACAAACGGCATTATTCAAAGCCTCAAGAACGCAGTCGCTTCTGTAATGGATTCATTCAATACAAGCGAAAGCTTCGCACTCGCAGCTGCTTAAGCTCGATCGGTTGTAGTATAGATTCTCGCTATATATTATAACCGTCATTTAGCGAGACTGACTATTCAATGGTAGTAGAATAGCAGGAACACTACCAAACAACTTGTATATCAGCACTATGGATATACATTTTATTAATAGTGCTAAGCTTGTAGAAACTGATAAGAACGCTACGGAACACAGGGGTGCAACTCCCCTCAGGTCCACCATTTTACGGCTGTTAAGGTGACACTATAGGGATCAAGGATGTAAACTTTTTTCACCTTTCTGTTTACGGTATCAACGAATTGGCACTCGAGCTTGCAACCTATAGCCGTTACATTTTTTTTGGGTATATCGTATAGCGGCAATTACGGCAGACTGTAAATCTGCTGCCTCTCGGCTTCCTTGGTTCGAGTCCAAGTGTACCCACCATTTTACGGACGTGGTATAACGGTCGTGCAACAGTCTCCAAAACTGTCTTATGAGGGTTCAACTCCTTCCGTCCGTGCCATTTTTTTGCCCCTATCGTCTAACGGTTAGGACATCGGATTTTCATTTCGCTAATCGCGGTTCGATTCCGCGTAGGGGTACCAGTTTGTAAGTATTTAAAAATACTATAGAAATGATAGTTTATTCCTATGGATTTTTTCAATATTATATAAGAAACCTTAACTAAGTATTTGTGCTGGTGACATTATCCAGCATAACAACCAAAGCCCCCGGGCGGCGGTTCTCAACAAAACAACACATGCAAGTATTAATTATAACAAGTTATCTTGCTGTTGGTGGTCTTGTTAGACTCGCATACGAGGACTATAAGATAGGTAACAGTAAGACAAAGTCAAAGTTCGTTGAAAATATTAAAAAGTTTTGGAAAGGGTTTAAGGCAGCTTGGAAAGAAGCTATCTCAGCCCCACACCAACACTTATTTTAATATTATAAGTTAGAAAAACAATGCCCGGCTTGGAGTAATCTGAGCCGGGTTTTTTTTGATTTTTTAACTATACATTATATATATTGAGTATGGATCCAGCATCTTTAAAACAACAAGCACCGTTTGAACATTATGAAATATTTGACTTAAACATTTATGCATTATCGCGAGAAGTTATTGAAGGATATAGCGTGTTAGATCTGGGCGGTCATTATGGTTTATTTGCTAATGCTTGCAGTATGTGTAACCCTAAGAAAATTATTAGTGTAGAAGCTAACCATAATAATTTTAAAAAGTATTTAGATAATACTAAAGAATTACCTAATGTAAGGTGTATTAATGCAGCAGTTACCTCTAAACCGAACAAGATATTAACTATAAGCAATGAAAGCGGTAGCTCGATTGTAGGTAAAGGAGAACAGTTAGTTGCTTCTGTTACTCTTGAATCGTTATTAGAGTTATTTCAACCAGATGAAAAATTACTACTAAAGATGGATATTGAAGGATGTGAGTATGAAATATTTTATAAAACACACCCTGACGTGTTTAAGAGATTTGATATGATTAAGTTAGAAGCTCACAACTTTAACCCTGATACTAAAGGAGATGAAGCAACTAAACTTAAAATGTATATTGAAGCATTAGGATTTCATGACACCGTAAATTTTCATGTTTTTTCTCCTGAATATGAAGACAAGTACAACGGGTTAAAAGTAGCGTGGTCTTACAATTTTGTTAAAAATAATTTATGAGCAAATCAACATCAATAGATATTAACTACCTGTCATATGCATGTGACAAGCAAGGCACGTGTGCATGGTCATTAAGTGCAGGTAGTTCAGATATAGTACAGGTACCTGCACCTACTGATAACAGTACTGTGTTTTTGCCGTCTAATCCTACATCTTTTGCAAGTATACTTAAACTTGCAGATAATGCAATTATTAATCTTTCTGGTTTAGTGGTAGATCAAGCAAATGAAAATGCAGTAGATGCAAATAATAAAGTTTCAGCTACACTTGAAGGAGTGTTTGGTAATTCTACACCTGGTATCGGTAATCAAATTTTTAGCGTAAAAGGTAGTAGTAGTGTCAGTATTAGAGGTACGTTAAAAGGAGCGGGTAACCGATTAAAAGCTGATGTACTTGTAGATAACTGGTCAGATCAAGATTACGGGCCAAGCACAGTCGACTTAACACAAGCTAAACACGAAACAGGTAGAAAGATAAACGTAGTGTACCGTATCGGTTCAAGTAAGATAATAGGGAATTGCAATAAATTACTGTTACCTTCATTTGGTTTGACATTTTATTTTTATATCAAATTAATTGTTCGTAAAGTGATGAGTATCAAGCAGGGACAGAAGGGACCAAGCTGGCTTTAAAAATCCTAAATTAAAAAAATATTAAAAAAATTTGCTATTTGTTGATTATAATATATAAATATAGCGTATGAAGAAACTATTAACATTCCTCGCATTAGTATCATTAACCGTAGCAGCTGTTGCTCAAACTGCAACAGTACTATCACCTGTTAAAGGTGTTAGCGTAAATGCTGGTTTTGATTCTAAGCTTATTGAACAAGGCGCAGTAACTGGCAACGATTATATCACTGCTGGTGTTGGTCTTGATGTATATAGCGTTGACTTAGCTGTTGAAACGTTTAGCCGTTATAATGGTTTAACGAAGTACAGTACCGCTACAGTAGCTGGTAAATCAGTTACAACTGCAAGCACAGATGCTTCCGGTTTAAAGCGTACTTACTTAACAGCAGGTTATGTTTTTACATCAAATCTTGCTGACCTTACATTAGGTGCACAGCTCCGCCATGCTCAAGGTACAGAAACCTTAGTTGGTGGTTTATCCAATGACACATTACCATTCGTTAAATTAAATGGTAAGCTTTTTGGTGGTGCTCTATTGTGGGACGGTATCGCTCTTGATGACACTAAGAACCGTAGCAACAACTACGAAGCAAATCTTCGCCTACCATTAGGTGTTGGTTACGGCTTAAAAGTTGTTCCTGCAGTAGGTCTTGGTTTCAACGATCCAGGCGCAGCTACAATTGCAGCTCTTAAAGCAGACAAAAAGTATGCATCGGCTGGTATCGGTCTTGCATTCAAGGGCTTAGAAGCTAACCTATTCGCACAACGTGGCGATGTTACAAGCTCAGCAACACAAGTTACTGGTTATACAGTAGGTTATACCTACAAGTTCTAATAAAACTTAGATATTAATCATTTAAAAACCTCTCATTTCGGTGAGAGGTTTTTTTTATGTTCAGAAATATGAAATTGCATTGCTCTATTGAGCTTATGTAAAAACTTATCTGGTGCAATACCAGCCTTTTCTTGCAATATTAGCTCTTCTTTCAGAGCTTTCAAAAAACTCTTAGACAGATTAAAATCTCGAGGATAAAAAATCCTTTTTTCCTGTCTAATCATACCGTAGCTTTCCATTAGTTCTTGAAATTTCATAAATTGTTTATTATATTTATACCTACACCATGAATATACCCTATTTAAACATAAAAAATCCAAAGTTTATACTTGATTAAGTAAAAATATGGTATAACATAGTATTACACCTATGAGTAAAGAAGAATACGTTAAATTACAAGCTGTTATTGCAGCTTTACAAAAAACTGTAGAAGATCAAGAAAAGATCGATGAGATTATTGAATTATTATCCGATAATACGGTAGCTGTTGATGAAACTGCTACACCTGAACAAGCTTTAGATGAAGCTATTAACAATAACGAGGAAAATGATGGTTCAGATGAGCCTAAAGTAAAGAAACAATACGTAATGCTTGTTTCTGACACGACTGGTATTATTGATAGAGATCTTACCGGTTGGGTACTTCAAATGCCTGAAGATGAAGACGTGAGAGACGTAGTAGATTGCATTAAAAAAGGAGCTTATAATTTTAATGCATCTAAGAAGGGTCAAAAATACCCTGTTACCTCTATCGGACAAGCAATTGCTAACGTTGGTAACAAGTTTTTTAAGCCTTATAACGTGAGTATTAAGACTAAAGAACCTATTCTCATCGTTACTACTAATAACGTTTTACCTCGAGGATAAATATGTCAGGAAAAGGCTCAAAACCACGTCCTTTTTCGGTTTCTCAAGATACATTTGGAGAAAATTGGGACAATATCTTTAAAAAGAAGCAGCCTGATCACGATAAACATATGGCTGCTACTGATTGGTCCCAAATGTTAGGTGAATTACCGGAAGATTACAATAAAACCAAGAAAAAATTAAAAAAACTACCTGGGTAATATGAATCCAGTCGGGTCATAAACCGCTGGACATATTTTCCACCCTTCACAGTACACATCTTTTGGGTCATATTCCCTTAAGATGTCAGGACCAAACCAAACCCCAGGAGCAATAACTGTTTTGTTGGGGTTTTTTGATAGATAAGCACCCCACCAGGTGAAAGTTGAGTTAGAAATTACAAAATTTTGACATAATGACAAGAACCAAAGAGCTTTATACGGTTCATATTCTACAAAAACTGTGTTTGGAAACTTAATATTCTCTCTACACCATGGAATATCATCGCTTACTACAAAAATTGTATCAACTTTTGGTAGCATTTGGTATGCTTTCTGCAAATAACCAGCAGTAACTACTGGATGACGTGTGGGAAATGTTAAAAAATCACCTCTACGTACATTAATTACAGCATTTGTACCGTTTACTAATTGAGGATATGTGCGTGTAGCTTCTTCAATAAACTCTTGAGTAGGCCCGAACAACTGTTTTACATTTTCTGAATGATCTTTAAAGAATTTTTCACTTTCAAAGTACCCTCTAAACACGGTTGGTAGTGTGTCATGTGGTTTATATTCAGTATAATGATATGTTGAATTTATCGTATGCACTGCAGGTGTAGCATCTGGTGCTTTAGGTATAATAAAATCTAATTTGCGATGTACAGTGTCGTAGTAGTCACTTGTAGATGTTTCTGCATAAGGTAAAACTAACTGTCTATTATGTCTTAATGACTGTGCATATGCATTAGCAATTTGAAACATTTGATTACCTAACCGACCTATCAATGTACAGGTAATATAGTTTGAAGATAAATTTAAGTTTTCGTTCATTGTATTATTAAAATTTCTTAACTATTGGGGACTTTATAAAGTTTGTCTCCCAATGATCTGTGGTAGGCGCAAAACCGTTTATATCTAAATCGCTTGGACTTTGTCTTTGTATTACCGATAACGGGTAAACCACGTATTTGTTGAGTTCGCCTCGCTCACCAAGCCATGTATCAACAGGACAATGAAAATGTGGATCATACTGTAAGAACATTTTTAGTCCTTTTCTGTTAAACCCTGTAGCATGATTAGCTAATATATGCTCACACTTAAGTAAATTTTCTGACACTTGTTGTACAGGATTATCAAACACATAGCAGCCTAAATAGATTGTATCCCAATCCGGAAAATTTTGTAATTGATCTAATGCATTCTCTATATTCTTTAATGAATTAGCATTATAAAATTGTGCATCATCTTCAAGTATTAAAAATCGTTCATAACCTTCTTTTTCTGCTTTTTTAAATATATTTGCAAATGTTTCACCACAATAATTGTGAACCATTCTCATGCCCTCTTCTGTAGTAGTATCTTTTACTATAGCTTTTGCATCTATACCAGGCACGCGCTCAAAAAAGCCTTGAAGGCCGGCATCTTTTACTTCCTTTTCAAATAAAGTTCTTCTATCTGCTCTACGATCAAGATTTATATAATAACCTTTTTGAAAAAATTCATTAATTTTCATATTAAAACATTTTTACTAAACGAGGTTCAAGTAACTTGTATGCTTCTTCCCAGTGTGATAAGCCAGGCGCTCTACCAAACGCATCGATGTCACTCTCCCCGTCTTTTTGCACTACTGCCATCGGATAAACAAAATACTTGTTCATAAATTTTTGCTGACTCAACCACCCATCAAATATTGTTTGTAAAGTATGATCGTATCTTTTTAATAGTTTAGGTATAACCTTCTTGTTATAACCTATAGCGTGTGTTGTTAAGAGTATATCCGGTTTTAAAAGGTTTTCTGATACATGTTTTACTTTATCATCTACTACGTAACCACCGAAGTATACCATGTCCCAGTCTGGGAAATTTTGCAATTGATCCAATGCTTTTTCTACTATCTGTAAAGCTGGTTCAGAACCGTTATTATAAAATAGCATATCATCTTCACATATTAATACACGTTCATGTGGTTGTTCGTTAATCTTTTTAAACAATTCGTATACCGTTTCACTAAATGCAGCACCTTTATGTACATGTGCTGGTTCATGCACGTACATTGGATACTCTCTTGTTAAGTAGTCAATACCTGCAAATCTTTCAAACCAACCGTCAAGGTTAATTTTTTTAGCTTCTTCTTCGAACCCCGCTCTACGCTCAGGACGACGATCAAGATTTATATAATAACCCTTTTGAAAAAATTCATTAATTTTCATATTACGGTTTTATTATTTTAAATTTTGAATAGCAATCTAACCAATGCTTAATGTCCGGTGATTTACCGAAAGCATCAATATCGCTTTTACCTTCTCTTTGAGCTACTGCTAATGGATACACAATATACTTAATTATGTTCTTCCTGGCAGCTATCCACTCATCATATATACAATCATGTCCAGGTACATATTGTAATAGTTTTTCAAATACTTTTTTATTATATCCAACTGCATGAGCAGTCAGTATATTATCTGCTTTAAGTAAATTTTCAGATACTTGTACACCGGGGCAATATTTTAAATAACCACCAAAATATATCATGTCCCAATCAGGAAAATTTTGTAATTGATCTAATGCTTTTTCAACTAATTGTAAACCTGTTTCCTGTCCATCATTATAAAATAATATGTCATCTTCGTATATTAAAACTCTTTCATAACCGCTTTCATTCGCTTTTTTGTAAGCATTATAAAAAGCTTCCCCACAAGCCATTCCTTTGTTTACATATGATGGTTGATTGATAGCATTAGGGTATTGACGGGTAGATACATCAATACCGGGTACACGTTCAAAAAAACCTTCAAGACCTATCTGTTTTACCTCTTGCTCAAATTGAGCTTTTCGATCTGTTCTGTAGTCTAAATTTATGTAATAACCTTTTTGAAAAAAATCATTAATTTTCATTTAATATTTTATTACAAAATTTTATAAAAACCACGGCGACGGTTTTTACACATTAAGATGTGAGTGAACCAATAAATTCAGCCCACATGTTGCCCACCTTAGCTGGGTTAAATTTATCTAAAATAAATTTTGTACCTTCAGCGCGTACTTTTTCTTTTAAATCTGGATTAGCTTCGAGGTAGTTTACTGCATCAATAATTTTTTTAGTATTATTTTTAAATGCTCCTTCAGTATCTTTAGTTAAAGATTCTTTTTGTATAACATTAACATCTTTACCGTCAGGTAATTCAACCCACTTACAGAAACCTTCGAAATTTTCTGGTAATGCACCGAACGGGTAAGTTACGGGTATAGCGCCTAATGCAATTGCTTCAGCAACTACACATGAGAATGTGTCTTTATGCACATCCTGATAAGGTGTATATAAAGGATATATAAAATACTCACTTTCTGCTATATGTGTAAATAGTGTTTTTCTATCTACCCCATCATGCTTATAAAAGAATTCATCCTGGTGAGGGTGCGTACATAATAGATAGTCAAAAGCGTGTAGTTCAACATCAGGCCAGTTTAATTCTCTTGCAACTTGTATAGCTACATCACCACCACGCGCCCATGCTGCATGAAACACAATCTTATGCTTTTTTCTCTCTGGTTTACTATTTAGTACTTCGCTAACTACGTCATCCATTATCGGGTTAGGAATTAATGTACTTAAAGTACCAGGATAACGAGTTTTAGCACTTGCTACAGTACCCTCATTCATTGACTTTTCCCACTCAGAAATATTAACAAACCCTAACTTTAAGTTATTGTCATTAGCATAATTAATAATTTCATCAATACCATATATCCATTGCATATGGTTCCAGTATATTAATGCTTTAGTAACTTTTATCGGTAGTTTTTTATAATCATGAAACCAAAGACTACTAACTAACACGTCAAACTCTTTATTTTCAATATTAGTAAAGTCAATATCGGTATAGTATACACCTCTTACTTTTTTACCTTGATTGAAGTGAATACCTTTTTCAGCGTACTCAGCTTCAAGTCCAGGTTCAAGCTTATCAGAAGTAACAACAACTTCATGACCTTGCAAAGCCAATTGCTCAGCAACTATGATGGTGCTTCCGTCTGTACCAGAACCACCACCGTTACCATAACGAAGAGTTTCTCCGTCTAAGTAGTTACTACGCCGACTGTTACCGATTAAGATGAATGCTATTCTCATTTATATACTTATACTACCGGTGGTAATACCTTTTCGTAGCGATCACTCCAGCCTTTATCTTTACTGTGTGCATACATAACAATTTTATATGGCTTATCTATGCTACGAAAACGTGCTAAGTGATCGGTTTTTGCAAAAGAAACATATTCTGGATCCTTTTCAGCAACAAAGTCGTGTCTGTATAGGTTTACACCACTTTGTGTTTCTATACCAAATGTAACGAAATCGATTACGTTCTCTTCTTTAAACTTTGCAAAGAAATCTGATTCCCAGTTGCAAGTAAACACCCGCTCTTTACTAATAAATTGTTCTTCATAGTTTGTAGGGTTTGGTGGTTCTTGTACTTTTAAAGTATAGTCTTGTATACGACAGTTTTTAAAATCAAAACCACCATATATTTCGTATTCTCGTAGTGTACGTACATTACCTAAACCGTACTTACCTAAATCAATACCATGCTCTTCTTGACCGAAGATTTGACGTGTTTTATTACGTGCATATATATCTCTTTCCCCGGATGTTTTACCGGTATGTTTTTCAGTACCATGATCATCCCAGTGCTTTACGCGGTAGTTACGTGTGTATTCGTGCCAAATGTATTGACGGTATGGACTAAAGAAATCATATCCCGAAGTCCAAGCTCTTACACTCATAGTGGTTTCTTCTGTATAACCACCAAAATAAATGTCTGGATCATAAGATACTTCTTCAATAAATTTACCTTGCGCTAAAAAGAAATGACCACTAATTGTGCGAGCTTTAATAACTTTATTTCTTTGTTGATAGTCTCCAATGTAATATGGCATACTCATTAGTAGTTTATCACTACTAAACTCATACTGAGACATTAAACAAGGGCCGAAATCAGTGATAGGTTTATCCGGATTAAATGGTGTGCAATAAGTTGAAATAACTGGCTTCTTGCTCATTGTTAATGCTTGTGCGTAATCTTCTAACAACATTTTATCCCAATCTTGAGCAAAACGATGGTGAGAGTCTAACTGTAGTGTTAGTTCTTCACCGTCATATAATGAGTTGGTTAAATTACGTGCCCAACCTAAACCTTCACTTTCTGTATAAGGTTTTTTAATCACTCTAAAGTTTTCCTTACCGTCATAGACACTTGTATCTTCATCCGGGCCGTACTGCCAACAGATACCAAAAGAGAATTGCGACGGATCAGCAGCTTTCTCTAACATGTCAGTTATAGTAGGAACCAACTGAGGATCTCTATAAGCAGCAAATTGTACGAAAATACGCGGTTTGTTTTTCTTTTTTGTGGTGCGTGTAGTAGTCTTTTTAGCCATAAAAGTAATTACGAGTTGTTAACAGTATTACCACTGTTTTCTTTTTCAAAGTCATGTAGGGCAGCTGCTATAACTTGGTGCATATCATAGTATTTGTATTCTGCTAATCTACCACCAAATAATACATTTGGAAGTGTTTTAGTAAGCTCTTTGTATTGATTATATATTTTAGTATTTTTCTCGTTGTTAATTGGATAATATGGGGTTAAACCACGTTTCCAATCTTCTGGATACTCTCTTGTAATTAGAGTAAACGGCACATTTACTGGATCAAAGTGCTTATGTTCAATGATACGAGTGTATGGTACATCGGCAGCTGTATAATTAATTAATGCATTCCCTTGGTAATCTTTAACAGGAACTACTTCATGTTCAAAGCTTGTAGTTCTATAATCCAAGTCTCCAAATTGATAGTTAAAATATGCATCAATAGGCCCTGTGTACAATACTTTTTTAGCAATTTTATCCCAATTGCTCTTATCTGCTAAATAGTCAGTATTGAGTTTTACTTCAATACCAGCAAGCATTTTTTCTATAATTTGAGTATAACCACCAATCGGTATACCTTGGTATGTATCAAAATAATAATTATCGTCGAAATTTGTTCTTATTGGAATACGTTTAATAATAAACGTTGGTAACTCTTTAGGATCGGCTTTCCATTGCTTTTGAGTGTACCCTTTAATAAACGTTTCGTATAGTTCTGTACCTATTTCATTAAGGCACCATTCTTCTAAATTTTGCGGGTTATCTATTTTTACTTTACTTGCAAGTAATTTATCAATTGCTTCTTGTGGTGTTTTAACACCCCATAACTGATATAACGTTAACAGATTAATTGGAAACGAATAAAGTGTATCTTTATAATATACTTTCGGCCTATTAACAAAATTATTAAATGTTGCAAACTGGTTTACATAATCCCAGATTTTTTTATTAGATGTATGAAATATGTGAGGCCCGTATTCGTGTACATTAATACCGTTAATATTTTTGGTATATATGTTACCACCTATATGCTCTTTCTTCTCAAGCACTAAGCATTTTTTTCCTGCTTTAGTAGCTTCATATGCAAACACAGAACCATATAGACCCGAACCAACTATAAGATAATCGTACATGTTAGTATTATTATATAATAATACCGTAATTATTCAACTCAAGCTGCAGGGCCGTTTGGATCTTGATTAAGGTTACCACCAGCTGAATTCCAATGATTGGATGGAGTAGTTGCAGATACTGCAGTGTTTGGCCCGTTCACTAATGATGCATTTGTTTGTAATGTAGTAGGATCAGCAACCAGTGTTAGTGGTATGTTTTTAAAGTAATGGGTATGAGACTGGTTAATAACTAAACGTATAGTATCGCCATACTGTACATTACCACCTGTACCACCACCTGGTTTAAATATTTGTGCTCCGTTATCAGTTATTTTTGTAGATTCGGTAACTTGAAATTCTACAGGTGCTGTAACATGCTGCAAGTAAGTTTCACCTTTAATATATGTACCGCCCCCTACAACCACATTTTGACTTACACCCAGATTGTCATCAATAACTACTTGTTGACGGTTACGTGTTCTTAAAGTCATTAAATTAGCTATTACAGAAAGATTAGTACCACCATCAATATTAGTATCATCTGATGATGCTATATTAATCTGTTTACCAGCAATTGCCATTATAGTACCACCCAAATTAACCGGGCCAGTAGTTTTAATATCTATACCACCAGAGCCCACTAATAAACTATATCTATTACCAGCGGTTACTGTATAGTTACCACCAGGCATATCGTCGATGTGTGTATACTCTATAGCGGGTATTGTAGTGGCTGATAACCCCGTATTATTAAAATATTCCGTTACAGTTTTGTTTGTAGCATTATACCTGGTGCTATTAAATTTGTTAAACACTAAGCCGACGTTAACCAATTTGTGCTTGGTAATTGTCTCTATATAATTACCACCCTCCCCGAGTTCAGCTTCTGCTACAGCCATTATAGGGGTTTGTGTTGCTACTATATTCGTTAAATCTCCAGATTTACTACCTTCGTTTTGTGTTAAATAATCGGCTACAGGAGCATAAGCACCTAACCAATCGTTCATAGCAGATTGCTTTAAACTACCCGCTTTAAGGTAAAAATTACCTTGTATATTATTATCAAAGTCTCTACCCACAAATAAATTATTATGCCCGTATACAGTTTCAAATTTATCTTTTAATGTAAGATACTGTACATTTTTAGGGCTAAATAAGGAATTGTATTTGTTATTAAACTCTAAGAAACCACCAGCAAAGTGTGTAACTTTAAATGACTCTCTATCTGTAGTGTTTATAATTTCTATAGCAGCACCGCGTTGATTGATAACCATTTTATTACGGTAGGTCTGGGTGTTAAAGTCTTCTACATTTCTTATATTTTTACCGTTGCTTTCAAAAGTTTGCGGGTAGTCTTGATATGTACCGTCATCAGATTGAAATATACTTGCAAAATCGTCCTGCCCTAAAGACGTACCCATGTATACAGGGTAGGTTGGCATACCGTCTCTAAAAAATACCCAAACCTGTGCACCTACCTTTGGTACAGCAAAAACACCTTTAGCTGCGTTAGAGTAGGTAGAAGGTCGATACTGAGTACCGGTCGGGTTTACTTTACTTGTGTTATTTGTAGCTGTATCTGTAAAAGCATCTGTAACTCTAAAATTGTATTTTTCGTATACAAAACCAGGCTTTTCGCCCATTTGTTCTGTATTTAAATTAAATTGAGTATACGAGTTCGAAAAATTTGTACCAGATAAACTATAAGGAAATTCTGCGTCTGATACAGTCGACTTGTCTCTAAAAGCATTATAAGTACCTGAAGCGTTTTCTCCCATTATTGGGCTACATTGTTCTGCCCAAGGTAAAGAGTCTTTTAATTCATTTATAATTAAACTTAAATCTGAATTTATATTAATACCAGGAAACTTAAAGTTGCGGTCCTGCTTTAAAGCAGCCCACTTATTGTAAACATTTGCATTTACATGAGGTACCCACACCTTGACTCTGCCTCTGTATTCAGGGTCATTATTTTGTACTACTATACCAAGATATGTTGAAGAAAAGTTTTTCATTACGCGCTTAATGTAATTGTAGTAAGTTGTACTTGATTGCCGATAGTAGTGTTAGTTATATCGACTGTTATTGTTGTATCCCCAATAGATGTTGTATCTTCATATTGTATTTGAGTTGACCAATAGTATGGTACCATAAGATTACCTACTATTATATTATTGAAAGGTAAAAACGGACTTAAAACCGGGTATGTACTGTTTATAACAGTTTGTATGGTACTATTAGAAACAATTCTTCTATTCAAATCCGTATCAGCCATTATTAGATTACCGTTATTAGGGTTTGTATCTGTACCTGTTGGACCTATGTTAGCTATATTTGCTATAAAAATGTTGTTAGCTACTGTGTAAAAACTCTGTATTGCCCTGGATATTCCTGTAGGTAACAAGTTATCTATAATAGTATTATAAGGTACTGTACGAGTATTATTTAAGTTATTAGTATAGGATATATAATACAAGCTACCAACTGATTCGGAAAACTTTTGATAGTAAGAAGGATATTGTATAGTTATAGCACTTAGCACCAAACTATTAGAGTAATACATTGCTTCATCCCACCAATACTTGCCCCACAATAGCGGTAAACTATCAATAGTTGTACCACTTAAAGAAAATGAAAGATTAGTGACATCACTCCCGGCTAACTGAGCAAAAAAATCAATTTGAGAACCTATAGGGTTAGATGAGTACTGAGCTATATAATAACTCTGTGCTACATTTAGTTGAGTAGCAAAATCAGGTACCGTATACCCATTCCAATAAAATGTGGTATTATATAGATCAAATGTCTTTACAACTGATGTTGCCATTTATTATACTTACCCCTGGTTATAAGTGTTACAACACATCGTCCGGAATACGTGTGTTTTTATCCGCGTGTGGTTTAACTGCAGTAATTGCATTTATATAACCGGTTTGCGTAAACCGGTGCTCAACCTTAACTATGTACCATTGACCTAAAAACTTTTCGTCGAAATCTGAATCAATAGAACCTATTTGACGGTCTAATCCTATAAACCGGTTACATTTACGCAATGTAGTGCCTGGTGCTGTAAAGTGTAAACATTGATTTAAAAAGAAACCGGATTTAAGTATAGCGTTTCGAGCTTCCGGGTAACGTTCCAGTTTTGTACTACCATACGAATACGGTACTTTAGACACAGCTATTTCAGTCTTATTTTTGTTTAACGAAAGCAATGCTGTAGGGTTTTGATAATTTGAAAACTTTTTTACATAGTTATCTTGAAAGTAATTTTTTATACTATCAACAGTATTATCCGCAAAATCTATACTAAACTCTTTATCTTTTATACTATTACTTGCACAAGGCATATTAATAAACATAAACGCATTATCTAATGCTGCCATATCTACAAACTGATAGTTATTAACTGTACTCGTGCCACCTAAGTTTAAATTTAAATAATTTGTTGACGATTGAGGGGTTTTAAGTATTGAAGGTATTATAACACCTGTTTGTGTAGAAGATGTTAAAAAGAATTGCTCTGCTTGAAGCGGTCCAGCCTCACTACTATTAGTTACTGCTAAAGAAAGCTCTGTGGCTAATGAAGTTAAAGTCCACTCTTTTGTATAGCGGTTTCTATATAATAATGGAACATCTCCATTAATTTGCCCATACTTTTTACTTGCAACATGTCTATTAAAAAGATACTCTAAATCATCAATAGCGCTATTATTTGAGGGTGGGTGATAAAATATCTTACTTGCGCCAGGATCCCATTGAGAGTTAAAAGTTTGTACTTTACTTTTAGCGTTTAATGTATTCTCAATTAAACTTTTTATTGCTAAACCTGTAGGTACTTTTCGGTTATCATCCGAAAGCACACTCGATTTACCTTTTAAAGAAGGATATAAATCATACAGCGCTTTGTTAGTATTCCAGTTAATTGAATTAGTTTCTGCAAAAAGTTGATAATCGTATTCCCAAAAATAAAGTTTTATATTCTTATCACTTGGCTGTACGCCTGGTATATCTTCAACATCATACACTGAAAACAAATAATTTAATTCCCAACCCTCTGAAGGAAATATGTCTGTTTTTATATAATTTGTATCTAAAACTGGTTTAATGTTAATTAACAATAAATCTCTACCGTCGTTACGGAATTTATAATTTGCAGTAGAAGACATAAACTCATTAGGTCTTCTTTCTATAATATTTTCTTTGTTGTTAATAATAAGATACCCACGTTTAAACCACTCGCGTGAGTCTTCCTCTATAGACAATGTAACTAAAGCAGCAGTATTAATACCAAAGAGATTACTCTTACAATCATACAACGCCATACCAAACTCATAGGTTTGGTCATTAAGACGTATCCTTGTTGTTTGTGGTGCTTCAGTCATGTTACGTGTTTGTAGTAGTATTTAACTGAGCAAGTATTTGCCTTACATACTGAGGTGTTAAGTATTTTAACTGTGTACCCGCTTGTGGAAAAAATACCGGGTTTTGTATATTGTTAACAGAGCAAATTAACCACCATAATAGCGTAGTGCCATATAAATTATATGAAATTAATGTATACGACATTTCCCCATGAGGTACTGTATATACGTTATAGTATGACGGATCAAGATTGGCCGGAAAATTTGTTTTAGCTAAAATATTGTAAAAATAATCACTATTATCGTTTTGGTAAACGTTAAAAATATTTTCGTACCTAAAACTTTCAAGAGAAGGTAGTACGTTTATATTGTTCTGATTTGAAGGTGTTTGGTTCATATTTAACTTTCAGAAGTAGTAATGTTTATATTATTACTTGGATCTGCATTTGATAAAAATGTATTACGTGTGTTGAGCAGTACACTCGAAAAAATCAGACTTACTTTATACGCTTCAGGTATCATTTTAATATAGGGGTCGTTACTTGCAGTTCCCGCTACTTCACCGGTCTTAACATTTATATATCTTACATTACCTACATTTTCAATATTAATGCCGCTTAAATATGCTAAAGGTATGTTTTTATAGCCAGGTATATCAATACCATATAAGCATGGTGCATCTAAGAAATTAATGCCTTTTCTATTAGGTAAATTTTGATATGTTATAAGATAGCAAAACTCCCAGTTTTTTTGTATTTGAGTTACATCATCACCATGATCTATAGTGTTATATAGATAAAATTGTACCTGTACATCTTCTCTTCCAGATGCGCCGTTAAATGCATATAACTCTTCTTTTTTAAGGGTGCCTGCTTGAGTGCCTATTATAGATTGTGCTAAGCCTCGAGTTATATTTGTTGCACCGGTTAATACACCTATACCTTTTCCAATAGGGGACTTTTTAGCTTTATCTTCAAGCTGTGCGCTTCCACTTTCTCCTGACACGCTTTCTTCAGTAAGCGCATCGATAATTTGCCCCACACCACTGGCAGTTTTTTGTAAACCTTTTAGTATATCTCCATTACTACTACCCCAACTGTTTCCAACCTTCACCATATTTGCATTGGTGTAGTAAGGTAAAGCATATGTGAACCCGGTTTTTGCTACAGCATACAAACCTTGATAGGGTGCAAATGCAGTAGTTAAATTGTACGGAATCTTTTTCGTGGGGTCTGTTTTCGCAGAATCCAACCCTGCAGTATCTGGTAAAGTTACAGCTTTACCGGCTGCACTATTACCAAACAGAGAGTTAGTAAAATTTTTTAACTGTGTAACGCCGATATTACCGGCTACTGCAATATTATTAATCTCACCACGAAGGCTATACAAATAACCGCGTAACTCGCTTGATTGAGTTTGTTTATATTCTGTTAAAATAACTTTAGGGATATGCTTTCTACCTTCTCGTTTTGTTAGTGTCCAATCGAAATCATCAAATACGTTTATAACAGACTGTATAGTATTATTACCACTACCGGTTGAGTTACTACCAGTCTTACTGTTATTATTAGTAGCTGGTTTTAGTACTGGTGCACCTAACTCATCATCAGGAGCTCCCCACGTAAACAACAATGGTTCATAATTAGGTTTCTGGCTTCCTGTAGGTGGTGGTGGCTCGGGCTTAGCAACCGGGGTGTTTACCATATTAACATTTGCATTGTACATTAAACCACCACCTATAATTGAACCACCGGTATTTACAGTGGGGTTAGTGTTTGTAGTATTGCTACCGCCTGGGTTGTAGAAAGCCATTATAGTAATCCTCTCGCGTAAATCATATTATGTCTATACTTACTACGCTCAATGTAAGGTATATCTCTACTTGAGTTTTCTACATTAGCCTCTACGTTGTTTACATTAGAAGCATTATTAACAATAGTAGCTGTAGAGTTTTTAGATGAATTTATACTTTGCTGTGAAGCAGCTAATGGTTCAATAGAACTAATTAACGTATCTATCTTTTTCATCAGCTTATCGATATTTTCAGTTTGTACTTTAATGACCGGTAATTCATTTATTTCTTTAGCTTCAGATGTATTAACAACATTACCTAATTTTGCAGCTTCGGTAACCGCTAATTTTGTAGATACTAAAGATACAGGCATTGCAGGTCCAGCATCTGTCGTTATAGAAGGTATATTGGCACCTTGTACAGAGGTTTGATTGTTAGTAGCAGAAGCTCTTATAATAGGTGCTGTAACCGCTAAAGCGGCAGTAACAGCTAATAGCTTTATTAAATTAACACTATTAATTGTATCAACGAACCTCTTTAATGGATCTAAATTTATACTTAAATCTCCAAAAGATGATAAACTTTGCTTAAATGCTGTAATACTATTAGTAACTCTATCAATATTATCTGCCTGTTCCCCTATAGCTACTAATTGATCTAAAGGAGATTTTTGGCCTGATATTTTGCTAAATAACCCACCAACAAAATTACCTATACCAGCTATAGCTGTACCTGCTCCGAACCCGGCTATAGCTAAACCAAGCGCCCCTATTGCTACACTTACTTCTAATATTTTTAAAGCAGAAATACCTGCTAATTCCTTTAATTGATTGGTAAACGTGGTTAGTGGTTTGCTTATTGCTGCCATACCCACACTTAAAGGCACTAATGCAACCCCAAGTACACCAAGTGCAATAGCCCCTGGTATAATAAATTCTGAAACCAATCCTAATACAGCAGCTACCGCACCTAAACCAAGCAATGCAACAAAGCCTTTTCCGATTGTTTCCCAATTAAGTTCTGCAAATGTTTTAAGACCTTTACCTGCAAGCCATAACGCTCCCCCGAGAGCTGCCACTGCTGCAGCACCTACAATCATTTCTAAAGAAGAACCAGCTAACAACTTAGATGCTCCAATTAAACCTATTAAAGCAACCGATCCTTTAGCGATTGATGTCCAATCTACTAAACCAAACTCTTGAAACCCTTTTGCAGCAGCATATAATGATACGCCTAATATACCTATAGTAACTGCTCCTTTCATAGCATCAGTATCACCGAGTTTTTTAAGACCGTCACTTAGCTTACCCAACCCACTACCTATTGCACCCATTATACCAAGACCAGCTCCAGTATTAGCGGAAGCATTTGCAGTTGTTGGGGTACTGTTTACTGAAGTTGTAAATACTTTTTTAAGTGCTTCAAGTGCTTCTGGTTGTATTGTAGCCAGGCTTATTGGCTGTACTTGTACTTCTTTTAGTGCTGCTTCTTCTGCTGAAACACCACCACCAACACCCGCGCCTATCGCATTTGAAGATACGTTTTCTAATTTTTCTGATAAATTACCGAACAGTTCTTTTTGATCTCCATAAGACTTAGCATATCGTTCTTTATGTTTTATTTCTTCTTGATTATATGCTTCACTGTTTTTATACTCTGTTTTGTCGTATTTTTTAATAACGTCAATTAGAGTTTTTTCTAAATTAGTTCCAAGCTTAGCACTTAATGAATTTAAAGCTTGTGTTTGTAATACCGATTGCTCTAATTGGTCTTTATTATTTAACTCCGCACTTTTAATCAATACATTAATTCGATTGTTTAATACATTGGAATTTTTTTCCATTGCATCCAGCCACTTCTGTGGTATAGGGCCAGTTTCTTTAGGCCTTAATGCTGCCATTAAAGATGTAAGAAATCCCGGGTCGGCTGATTGATCTGCCATACTTAAATACTTAGGTACTGAAGTACCTTAAGGCTTATTGATTAACAATAAACAATGTACTATCTACTAATACAGTTAAATCACTTACTACTTCCCCAGTCTCTACATCTGTACCTGATACAGTTAATAAATCCTTTTGTATGCTTACGTATTTTTCCATGTACTTAAGTACGTCTTGAATTATACTATTTGGCATTTTTTCAAGTAGTGCATGTCGTTTTGCAAACGATAAATTACTATAACCGACTTGTTGTTCTTGATTGTTATAAAAAATGTTAATATCTTTAATAAATTTTGACACTTCACCCACGAAAGCGTCTCCTATTGTTTCAGTAATTTGTGCGCTTAATATTTGCTTATCATTAGCTGTTTTTTCGCGTAGTTGTTTTTCTAAATTGTATTGTTCTATGTATAGAGGAGAACCGACTTGTATTGTAAATGGTACCCCTGTAATAGTATCTGTACCTGGTACGGCAACAACTTTAAACTTGTTAATAATGTCTTGTAAATTGATATTAAATTTACGATTGTTTTGAAATAAAACATACCCGGTACCCGCTGTAGAAACACGCAATTGTACGGCTATAGCTGCTGCATCAATAGTTGTTAATAAAGGCACTACACCCGATTCGATGCAATTTTCTTGTATGATATTATATAATGCAATTGTAAATCTGGTTTGAAATACAGGATTATCAACAGCTGCTTTTAAAATATTTTTCTGTTGACCGGTATTAATGGTTTTAAATTTTACTTCCCTTGTTAAACTCGGTACATACACCGAAACTGTAACCTCGTTATTAATTGTATCCAATACGGATAGTATGTCATTAAAATTACTGCTCATATATAGATTTATGGTGCGTTGATAGGTTATCAAGTAAACTCACTTGGAGAGTTCTTTCCTGTATCTAACGGCATACCATTGAATCCAGGAACGGACGTATCTCTACTCTTACTTCCAGAGTTAGCTTCTGATTGCTCTTTTTCTGCTTGCTGTACAAACAATGTCCAATATAATAATTGTTCAGCTGGTGTAATACTATCTACATATTCCGGTGTAAAATTAGCCTTGCTGATTAAATTTAAATTTATTTTATACAAATTTATTAAATCATCATTAAAGATTAGTTTACAAAATTCCAACAATACTTCAGTATTGGTCGACACCGACAGGTTTACAACATAGCTACCTGTATAAGGTGATTTAATAGATAGAAGCTTTGTGTCAGCAAGCGAATCTTCGACACGTGTTAATGATTTGTAAACCTCTGTAGCTAAAGTTAGTGGTAGTTTTTCAACGAGCTCTATTCTTTCTGAAAAAGTTAAACCTTTAAACGATAAAAACTTTTCGTTAACAGTCATACTATCTATACAAGAGGCTAACTGATAACTAAACATTTTTTCGGGTTCTATGTTAATAAAATTAATTTCGTCTATAGCCTTTACTATACTGTGGTTTATAGTTATGTTATTAAAAGTAACTGATTTATTGTAATGTATATTACCAAGTTTAGCTACCAAGTCTTCAATTTTAATAATATATTCAAACTTTTTCTTGGTATCGTTACAAACAGCTTCTAATTTAAGATCCGGACTTATACAGACTGATCGTATATTAAGCAATAGTATGATCTTATCTACAACGTTAAGTCCGTCCAGTAATATCCCGGGAGAAACGTGTTCAACTACTTGGTTTAAATGGTGTAAGAACTCTGTTGTATCATTGTTATAAAGGGATTTAACTAAGTCTTTATATAACTTAGCATTAACCTCTTTTACCCAGATTTTCTTATAATTAAATCCAGGTAACTTAATTCCATACGTAAAAGCCATTATATTGACTTACTATGTAGTTATTTTTTACCAGCTTTAACATTGAAACCGTTAACAAGACTATTGTTATAATTATTTAACATTGTATTATTATAATCTAAAGGTGTCTTACCAGGGTTGGCAGCAGCATTATTAACGTTTGAAATAAACGCATTATTTGCAGCCGGAGTTTTGTTTGTAGTGGCTGGTGCAGTAACAGGTACGTTACCTGATTGATTTGGGTCGTAAGATATTCTATAATTATTAAATACAAACCTCACACCTTCTATTCTTGCATCAGATTTACCATACGCATATGATGATTCGTTAATTGAAACAGGGGCACAGGCGTTAAATTTAAATACTCTTCGAATACCTGCATTTGTTTTATTATCATTTTTATCGAAATGATATACCGAAATAGGTATTTTTACATTTTGTAAAGAAGTAGAAGCACGAGAAATTAAACCATAATGGCCCACCAGCGTAATCCATGGACGTATTACAAAGTCAATAAATGATTTATTAGTTTCTAAAAAGCTAATAGTTAATTCACTGTATTTAATACGCATATTCGTGGTTACCCCTCCCACTAAACCACCTGCAGGGCCTAATAGAGGGTCTGTTCTTTCTACCCCTACACTCTCTCCTGGTATGTTAATTCCATTAGCAAATAAACATATTTGACCGCCAGCTGGACCATGTACTTGATTTTGTATTTCTTGTATTAAAGCACGGCTGACGTTTTTAACGTCCCAATTTTCTTCAAAATTTACCCATGGGTTTGCTTTTGAGTCTGTAAACACTGGGGGTAAACTTTCAAAATGTATAAGAAAGTTTGAATCAACCGGTATTTGAGTGTTAGGGTTGCTTAAAAATTTTACAAACATGTCAACTTCGGACATGTTGACTTGATTGTTTGCCTTTGGCCCTATTATGTTAGCCATTATCTACCCCCTAAACCACCAATTAAACTATTAATAGTTTTATTGACAAGTTTGTTAGCGACATTACCTACTGCCCCGCCGATCGACCTACCAAAATTGTTACCTAAGCTCAATCCAGACGCAACACCTGAATCAGGTCCTGTTGTCCAGTACTGATATGCAATAGATGCACCAACTTCCTGTATACCACCTGACTTCGTTAAGTCATATGCAATATCATCAATTTTAGTAATGAACGCACCTAATAATGTGTATACTTTAATTTCATTCAACGTATCATCGATTAATGATAATCTAATTATGTTGCTATTTAAATCTCTTGGTTCCATATTACCTACAGATTGATTTTCATCAAACGTATTAGTCATAGAATCTTCTAACATTGATCTTAAATTGTAATCTTGTGTGCAATAAAACTTAACTGCCCAATTTGCGTTGTCAAACTTTACAGTGCCCGGTATTTGAAAATCTAACCCCATAAAAGGAGCAGTAGTCGTGTTAATTGATTTACCAGGAAGGCTTGCTGTTTTTAAAAACACTAAATCAGGATCTTCAAGCTGTACACCATTAACATTAAACGTGGTTATTCTGAATTGAAAATCACGTGCAAATCCAACATTTGTTGCCTGTTGGTAAAAATCTGCTATTGTTTGTCCTGTTACTGATGCCATATATATACTTATGTTTGTTATGTCAATATATCTTCTGATGTCATATACTGAAAACCGATAGTTGCAGTTAATTTTGCTATATCTGCCCCTGACTTTGTTTCATATGTTATAGTACCAGTATTCTGTAAAAATGCTCCAACTAAAAAGTATTTACGTATTACTTGTGGTTCTGTTGAGGCATTACTTCCCTGAAACAAATTACCTGAATTAGAAAGCAAGTTTAATTCAATTTTACAATCCCACCAATTAGGTTTTTGTGATACGGAAGTGTGCTCATTAAATGTATCTACAGACCATTTCTCTAAAACATTTCTTAATATATAATCTCTATCACAGTAAAAAGATACATCCCAACTACCGGCAGCTTCAGGATAGCTTGCTACCATTGGTATGTTGTATTTAAAGGACTTAAAATCAACAGTTGTAGTGCTAATAACACGAGATGGTACTTTACCGTCTTGAGCATAAAGAAATAAATTATCTGTGTCAGACGAGGGCTTATATACATCGTCTGCTCCGTTCCTTGTAATTGCATTTATTCTAAACAAGTTAGTACGAGCAAATCCGCGCTTAGTAGCGGTTTGATAAAATGAGGATATACCCGTGTTTGCCATCATTAATACTTAATGTATAGACATAAAAAAAGCCCTGTTTTTAGCAGGGCTTTGTATATTAAAGCTTTATAACTTATACGTGTCTCCAGTATTGGAAAGCTAACTTAACCGTAAATGCTTCTGTTGGTTTACCAGCACCAGCATTATCATAACCAATTGAGCCAATAGATACTGGATATACACCGTATAGTTTATAGGTGTTAAGTACGTTTTGACTTTCATCGATTAAATCAAGTTGAATTAGTCTATCTGGACCGCGTAGTGAGAGGTTACCAGTGCTTGTAGCATCGTCAAATACATTGTTAATTTGCCAATCTTCAAGCTTTTTACGAATAACGCCTTTAAGGTCATTATAGAACTTAACTTCCCATCCTTCTGAACCTGTATAATCAACTGTACCAGGCACATTGAACTTTAGTCCCATGTAAGGTACCTGTTGGTTTTGAATTGTACGGTCCGGAAGATTTTTTGTTGTGATATAAACGAAATCATCTTCGTTGAACGTATCTTGACCAATCGAACGCACTCTCATCATGAAATCACGAGCGAAACCGCGTTCTTGTGCTACCCTGTAGAAGTCTTGTATTGTCTGTGCCATGTTAAATATTTAGGTTGAGATTATAATAACTCGTTAAAGTTTTGCGATGTCTTAGTAGCATAGAAGTTTACCAAGATAAACTCTGCTGTACGAACTGGCTTAATATAGATGTCAACAACTAATGTGTTATCGTCAACTACGCTTGGCGTGTTGTTCGTAGAATTACATACTATTAAGTAATCGTATAAACCTTGAGTGTTTTTAGCTAATTCAAATACAGGTGTTAATGTGTTAATAACTCTGCTTTGTGTGAATGTTGTATTAGGTTCAAACACGAAGTATTTTAATGTTTGTAATGCAGACTTTTCTAAGAATAAGAATAGACGGCGAACATTAATACGGTCAAACGCACTTGGGTTCTTCATAAGCGTCTTTTGACCGAATACTGTATAACCTTCATTTGGGAAGTATACTACAGGATTAAGAGCTACTTTATAAAGTAAGTCGCGTTGTTTTTGCTGTGGGTTAACACCGATGTCAGCAAGACCGTTAATAATACCACGGTTTAAACCAGCTGGTGCAGTCCAGAAATAATTATTAGCATCAGATGCTGTAATCATTGCTGCAGCAAAACCAGAGAATGGTAACCATACACCTTGGTTAGTGTAAGTGTCTTGAACCTTAGCCCAGTTAGCATATGCTGTAGCATAGCTTGTATTGAATGAACCGTAAAGGTTACGTAGAGGCCAGTAAATGTTAGACGAGAAATTATTTGCCTTGTTGTCAAGGGTCTTGTAATTTTTACCTGTTACGAATACATGACGTAATGGGTCTGAAATAAAGAGGTGATCTTTACGACGGAATTGAGCAAACTGCACGAACTTGTTTGTGATGTCAACCCAAGCATCAACTAAATCGTTGCTTACTGGATTACCATCTGAAGCTGTAAGTGCTGCTAATTCTGTTGTTAGTTCTGCCCATACTGCAGTGTCATCATACTCTGTACCAGCACCTTCTACTGCTTGTACAGCAGCAATTGTTGATAGACCAGCATCAAGTGTGATATCGACGTCTACTAACTCGTTGTTTTCAGCAGCATTGAGAACGTAGTCAAGTTTTGAACTTACATCGCCAATAATTTTTGCACTATTAAGTGGTAAGCTGTCTGAATATACGCCTAAAGCATAAAGCGAGTTAGCAGGCATAAACGAACCGTTTGCTTTAGCAAGATAAGCTGAAGCTACTGAGTAGAATGTATCACCGTCAGTACCAGTTGACTCTTTAAGTACTCTTACTGTCTTTGTCGAGTTACCGTTGTTGTCAAGCCAATTTACGAGAGAAGAAATATTTGGGTTAACATGTACTTCAATTGTGCTCGAGCTGTTGTTAGCAACAGTCTGTATAAAGCTTGATTGAGGCGTACCACCATTAACGTCTTGAACTGTACGATTTACATATAGTGAACCTGCATAACCTTCTTGCAATACATACTGTAATGTGGTTGTATTAATCGAGAACGGTGAAGGGCGTAATTTAAATAATGATAAGATTAATGAATCGCTATAACCTGTTTGAGCGATATTGTAAGTAGGAATGTTTTCAATATCGTGAGAAAGACTATTAATTACTGGTAATGGTGCAGCACTTAGTGTGAAACCAATACGAGTTGTTGGAACTGTAATATAAACAGATGAATTAGTATCTGCATACTCACCATCAACAAAGTATGTGCTACCAATAGTTTGTACTGTAACCGCATCATCAAAGTTAGATGTAGGATTATTGCTTAAAGCGTCAGCTAAGTTAAGATAATAGCCTTCGAAATTTTCGTTAATTGTTGTTTTAGCTGTGTTAACAACAACGATACCAGCGTTACCGATATCGGTAACTACGTTTGAGCCGGAAACAACAAAGCTACTTAAACCTACATTACCTGTAGTAGCAGACCAGTTGATACCACCTTGAGAAATTTGTGTGTATTGATCTGAAGTTAATGCAACTAATGCAGGGGCACCAAAATAATAACCCTGAGCTGAGCTCAATGGAATTGTACCCGCTGTAGCAGCTGTAGCTGGATATGTCGTTGTATTGCCAGGAATTGGTAATACTGGAAATGCTAATGCACTATAATTGCTTGCTGTACCTTCACCTGTACCATCCCCGTAAGGAATACGAACTGCTTTGATCGTTGGATTATTACCAGCTGTAAATAACTGATTTACCGCATAATAAAAATAACGTTCCGCTGCATTTGTAGGTGTACCGAAAACGGTTTGAAAATCGCTAAGAGAAGCCAACTCGACAATTTCATAAGTTGGGCCTTGAGGCGCAAAACCGGTTACTAAAACATTAGTACCGACTGGAGTTACTGCTCTTGTAGATAAATCAATTTCACGAATTTCTACACCTGGAGATTGGATAGTGCGTGTGGATGCCATAATAGTTAAGTTTCTATTATTATTTAGGAGTTTTTAGCTCTGAAACTTAGACTTTATTAAAGTAATTGAGAGTTTAACTGGCTAAATGCGAATGTAAAAGAAGATTCTATCTGCTCTCCATCCCTGTAATTATAAGTAATTTCTCCAAGATTTGTAATAAAAGCTTTTATGTAATCCCACTGTATTACTTTGTTGTTATACTCATCTAAACCGTAAACAGTAATATTGGTTTGATAGTTATTTAAATCAGCAATTTTTTCTGGAGATATTAAACCGTCGTAATTGTATGTACTTTGACTTGAATCATTGATAACATTTAACCAATACCACAATACCCACCAGTTATTAAATCCATTGTCAACAGTAAAATTAACTGTTATTGGTTTATAAGCTGATCTTGTATAACTTGTAAATTTAGCAGTTTGAGCAGAGTACGGTATATCTACTTCTGCTACAACTGTTTCAGGTACTACTGTACCGTAAATTGAATACTGTAAAGAGTCTAAATTAAGAGAATTAGATGCTCGACTGTTTTGATATGTTTTGTTGACAGTCTTTAATATAGGTGGCAAGTTCAAGACAAGTAAAAACTTGTCTTTTCTATTTTTATTAAGAATCGATTGCTGAACTGTATCGCTCATCTAACACTTACTTACGGAAGTGTTTGTTATTGATAATGTAAAATTCCTTAATAACGCTTTGTTCAGCTGCTACTTTTTGTGTATTAGCAGGTGTAACCTGATTCATTATCTGACCCGCAGCAGGCTTTTTTCTTGCGTTATCGTTTTGAGCTTTTTCAATTTCAGCTAATTTATTCAGTGCATAGTCAAGAATACCTTTACGGTCTCTGCTTTGTACTTTGCTGAGTTGTGCTGCTACAGCGTCTATAGCTTTTTTAGCATCCCCCACATTAACACGACCACTACCTGCAGGTGCTGGTGCAGCAGGTGCTGCAGGTAGTGGTGCGGGTGCAGCTGCTGGAGCTGGAGTTGCAGAAGCTGTATTAGCTGTCGGTGCTGGTGCATCTGCTGCAGGTGCTGTATTAGCAGCTGTTGCAGGTTTACCGGTTTGATTTAAATTCTTGTTTGTAATATCACCAGCTAAGCCAGTGTTTTGTTTTGCTCCTTGATAACCGTATTTAGCACCAGCTTTAAAGCTATGACCAAGTCCTTGTGCAGCACCACCAACAGCACCAACTGCTTGACCTAAGCCATTTGCAGTAGCGCCCGCAACTTGACCTACAGCTGCAGGTACATTAGCTAAACCATTAGCTAATTTAGTGCCATATTTCTGTATACCGCTTTTTAAATGTGAGCCTAATTGACTAAGAAAACCAGGTTTCTTTTTTTGAGCTCCTGCTAAAGGGTATGTGGAATTTGCACCTGCAATATCAGAAGGATCCCCATTTGGGTTTACGTCTTCGTCTTCGAGTTTTTCTTCTTCTTTCTTTTTACCACGTGCAAAAGATTCAAATGCTAAGCAATAGTTTTTATCGCTTGTAGTATCTAAATGTTTTAAAACCTTTTCAATACACATTACTGTGAGTTTAATATCATTATCTTGCTCGTCTGCGTTTTCTTCTATAATTGAGCGACCACCTTGACGTGATTCTATAGCATGCTCAAAAGCCAAATATGTACTTTCAGGCAGTACCTGTGAAATAATATTAAACTCTTTTAAAATAGTCTCAGGAGAAGAACTCTCTACGAGTGATTCAATTGAATTATTTTCTTGTACTACGTTATATTTTTCGGCTAAAAGCTTTACGTTTGGCATAATGTATCTTAATACTTACGCAAATAGAACGTATTTCTCTGTGAATCAAATCCAATCTCTATATTACTTGTACTAAGCTTACGAGGATGACCGGATTTAATTTTATTTATATCCAATCCATAACGCATGATAATTTCATTAGCTTTATTATGGGTTATCGGGCCAGCTCCAAATTCCTTCTTTTTAAGGTTATGTACTGGTACAGTATCGTCTTTCTTTTTCTTGTGCATTTGAGCTACTATACCAATATTTCTAATTTTATCAGAACCCAAGCTACCTAATTTACTCATACCCGCACCGAGTTGTTGATGGCGAGGACCTCGTTTATTAGTAATACCCATAAACGATTTAAAATTCATTTCCTGTAAACGCTGTACACTATCTAATGATAATTTCTTATCTTTCTTTGCAAGTATACCTTGTACAAGTCTTTCCACGTCTCCTGATCTACGTAGTTTTTTGAAAGCAAGGTTTTCAGGTGAAAACTCTCCACCTTTGTCTAAACCAGCTTTTCTGAGTTCCATGAACTTTTCTTTAGCTTTTTCAGCACATTCTACATCACATTCATCACTTAAAGCAAAATTAATCATATCTAACATCGCTTGTTTCTTTTTACCAACAAGTGAAAGATCTATTTCTGCTTTTTCTTTAGTTGCGTTTGGTTTCTTTAACCAATCATCGTTTTTAAGGGAATACACTCCAGTAGAATGGTGCGGTTCATTTATATCTTGTATATAAACCTCTACGTCATAACCTTTTATAGTAATATCACGTGTTGTGTTCCAAACTGTTTTTTTAGCATTAAAATAGTCTTTAAGTAATTCAGTCTCAACTTTATACTCAGTAAAATCTGTGATAATGTGTAAATCAAAATCACTATACTTTGTGTAGTTAAAGTTTGCTAATGAACCAGTTAAAGTAATATCTTCAACATCAACTTCAATATCAATTGTATCTAAAAATGCTTGAGCAATTTCCAGGAGCTTATCTTTAATTTCTGGCTTTAGCTTGCCATTTTCCCACAATTGCGGGTTAAGCTCATTATGAAACTCAAACGTAAGGTTCTCCATGTAAGTTATTACTTACTTAAAACTTATAACTTAGCCTTGTAAAAAAGTCTCCAATAAAGTACAAAGCTTCGTGTATACGTCTACGTACCCAACGTACTGGTTTAGTATAAAAGAAATATCTATTAACCCAGCGACTTCTTTCATATAGCATTTCTGCTTTTACTTGATTCCATTTCTCAATACGTTCAGTATTGTCTACCTTTTCAAACTTAGATACTTCAATTACATCGATTTGCCCTTTAGTGAATGTTGCAGTAAACTCTACCCAACAATCATTATTACCTATTTTTTCATTTGGTACATATTCGTAAAATTTAAGGTTACCATGGTAATTTTGATCTTCCCAATTCTTTTCGGATACTTGCAAAAGCAGTCTACCGTTTTCGATTTTGTAATTAGCTAAACACTCTATTAACCCCTTAGCTTGAAATGACGTACAGTTATTGGGTAATCCCTCTTCCCACATTTCGTCTGTCCAAGGCAATTTATCTTTTACTGTTATTGTATCAAACATTCCCATACAGTTAATATAGTGTATTTTTGCTAATAATCCATAAGTATTTAGTCTATAGTATGCCTAACGAACTCAAACTGTTATCAGAAAAATATACTCAAATATTTAAAGAATATGATGCTTCGTGGTCAACCGGTGGTATGGGCGGAACAGCCTATGCAGGTAGCGAGCAAATGGCAGAAGATGAAGAAAGTGCATTAGACCCACTACAGCCAAGTACAGCTTTAAGTTCCCAACTCGTTGGTTTATTTGATCCGGTTACTTCTGAAGAAAAGAAACAAACCGACGAAGCTTTAAAAGAACTTGAAACAGTTTTAAATAAAATTACAAAAGATATAGAAAGCTGGCAACACAAATACACAAAGCTCGGGGCAACCGATACTGTTTCAAGAGAACAATTATTTCAATATATAGCTAAATCAGTTTTAGGTATAAAAAAATTAGACTGATATGTTTTCATTTAAACAATTTTTTCTTTTAAATGAAGGTGGTGCTGGTGGACATATGCTACACCCGCTCAACTTACCTGAAATTAAAACAGGTAAAGAGCTTTTAGAATTATATGAAAAGTCAGCTCATTATCTTGCACTAAAAGGTGCTCCGGTTAAAATTGATGGTACTAACGTTAGTGTGCGGTTAGTAGATACTGAACACGGTAAAGAGTTTGCTATCTACAGGGGCGCTAAAATAGACATGGAAGGACCTCCCGCTACACTCTCTTATTTAAATACCCGTTTTGCGGAAAACCCAGGTGCAATTAAATCATACGAGCAGGTATTAAATATTTTTAACAAAGCCTTACCACAGACAACAAGAGAGCTGAAAGAGTTAGGCTTGTATAATGATCCAAATATTTTCTTTAATACTGAATTTGTAGCTGGTACTTCTAATATAATAGGGTACAATAATAAATTTTTAGCTATTCATTATCCTGCTAAAATTACAGAAAAGTTTAGCGCTAAAAAAGGTACAAAGAGTTATGGTAGTGAGCATTTACCTTTTAATGCTGATGTTTTAAATGCATATGCTAAAAAAGTTAATGCAGTAGCACAAGAATTTGGTTTTAATGTTATACATCAGTCTATAGCAAAAATGACTGGTAAGCCTAATTTTAATGCAGCGTTAAGTTCAGAATTAACTATTAATGGTAAAACTAAAACTTTAAAACAGTGGTTAAGTACAGCTGTTAATCCGGCTAACAAAGTAATTAAAAAATTGGGTGGTGCTAAACCAGTAGCTGGTATTAATCAGGCTCTGTATTTAGATGTAGTACAAAACGGGGTTGATATTAACAGTATAGTTGCACCAGAAAGTTTACCGGTTGCTACAAATTGTATTGTATTTTGGCATGCAACAAGATTACTTGGTAAAGCTATACTTGATGCAATGGACTCAGATTTAGGTAAACCTTCTCAACAAGAAGGTGTTGTTATAAACAACCCAGCTGTATCAGCTTATCAATTTAAAATAACAGGCGACTTCTTTGTAAGAAACGCTGAAGCAAGCCCCTACAGAAAAGAACCTACTGGTCCTATTAAAACAGCTGTCATAACTTATGGTAGATTTAATCCGCCAACTGTTGGACATCAAGCTTTGTTACAAACATTATCTCAAACTGGTGCACAAAATAAAGCTCAATTAACAGCTATATTTCCTTCTCATACAATTAATAGAGACAACCCGTTACCTTTTGATCTTAAAGCACAGATATTACAAACTATATCCCCTAAGAACGTTCAAGTATTACCAGACGGTAAGACTCTAATGGCAGTGCTTAGTTTCTTAAGTAAAAACGGATATAACAGGGTTATTCATATAGCTGGTTCAGATCGTTTACCTGAATATGAGCGTTTAATTAAACAATACGTAAATAAGCCAGATGCTCATGGAGATATTGCATACAATATACCAGACTACACGTTTGTAAGCTCTGGGGATAGAGATCCAGACGCTGAAGGTGTTACTGGTATGAGTGCTTCTAAAGTAAGAGCAGCTGCTCGTGCTAATGATTATAAGTCTTTTAGTGCTGGTATAGCTCAAGGCTTACCCGAACAACTAAAGCAATTAGTATTCAATACTATTAAAAATAGTTAAATTTTAATTTAATTTAAACATAAAAAAAGGCTAACGTTTTACTCGTTAGCCTTTTTAATTTTAAGCGACTAATTCTTATTTGAATGTCGCGACTGAAGCTAATGCAAGGTAAGTCGAGCTACCTGTCTTCGTTAACGATACTGTGTATACGTCAACCGAATTTGCATTACCTGAACTTGGAGCTGTACCACCCTGCCACTTTGGCGTTACTGCACTACCGTCAACTTGTAGAGCTGTCTGATAGTAAGGTGTATTGCCGTTAGTTGTAAGTAGCGCAATTGTAATTGTCTGACCTGTCGACATTATACTGTTTAGTGTAGTACCGCTGTTACCACGAATATTTAACGTCCAATTATTAGCATTACTATTTGTGTAGTATTGTATACCTTGTGTTAATACATCGAAGTTAGTTGTACTTGATGGAGCCGAAGCTGTGTTTGTTGTACCTTCAAGTACTGAGTTTTCAGTTACATAACCTGTTGCTGTAATATTAGCAAACGTTACATTACTTGTAGTATTTAAGGTTTGGTTAGCGCCCGGGCCTGAATAACCGGACCAGCCAGATGTACCAGAGTAGCCTGAAGTACCGCTAAAGCCACTATAGCCTGATGTACCAGAATAACCTGATATACCAGAGTAGCCTGAAGTACCGCTAAAGCCTGAGATACCACTGTAACCACTGAAGCCGCTTATACCGCTGTAACCAGACGTACCAGAGTAGCCTGAGGTACCGCTAAAGCCTGAGAAGCCAGATGTACCAGAGTAGCCTGAAGTACCGCTAAAGCCACTATAGCCTGATGTACCAGAATAACCTGATATACCAGAGTAGCCTGAAGTACCGCTAAAGCCTGAGATACCACTGTAACCACTGAAGCCGCTTATACCGCTGTAACCAGACGTACCAGAGTAGCCTGAAGTACCGCTAAAGCCACTATAGCCTGATGTACCAGAATAACCTGATATACCGCTATAACCGCTAAAACCGGAAGTACCGCTAAAGCCTGAGTAACCAGATGTACCGCTGAAGCCACTAAAGCCTGATGTACCAGAATAACCTGAAGTACCGCTAAAGCCTGAGAAGCCAGAAGTACCAGAGTAGCCCGAAATACCAGAGTATCCCGAGAAGCCTGAATAACCAGATGTACCAGAATAACCCGAAGTGCCAATGCCAGAATAACCTGAGTAACCAGAAGCACCTGTAGCACCTTGACCGATTGGTGAACGTAATACTGAATAGTTAGTAGTACCGTTATATATGAATGTAGCAGATACTGACGACGAACTTGTTGAGTATGCGTAAACCTGTGTTAAGATTCTGTCTGCTGCATTTAGTGTTGTAATACTATTTGTAGCATAAGATACTTTTTGATATGTTGTAGTTGTATCTGTTACCGCACCAGAATCTGCACTTAATATTAATGTACCTGTACTGCTTGTTGCATTGACCCAAGTATATACTTGGAATACAAAGTTTGCTGAATTTGAATTTACTTTACGGAAAAATTCAATATCCCACAGACCTGCAGGTATTTCTGTTAGCCCAGGTTCACCAGCTGGTGTTAAATAACCATCAATTAATACTGGGCTTGCAAGTGAGCTATTACCGGTAGATACTACAACAACGTCATCGTTTACTGAACCACCGCCTGGTTGTAATGTCAAACTTTCATAAGATGTTTGATCACTATCTGTTTCATTGAAGAAGTATGTTCTACCGTATACCGATGCGCCTGTTTGACCAGACCAACCAGATGTACCAGAGTAGCCACTGATACCGCTAAAGCCACTAATACCAGAGAAGCCGCTAAAGCCTGAAGTACCGCTAAAGCCGCTAAAGCCTGATGTACCAGAATAACCTGATGTACCAGAGAAGCCTGAGAAGCCAGATGTACCACTATAACCGCTTATACCGGAATAACCGCTAAAGCCTGAGATACCGCTAAAGCCTGAGATACCGCTATAACCGCTTATACCGCTAAAGCCTGATGTACCAGAATAACCTGATGTACCAGAGAAGCCTGAGAAGCCAGATGTACCAGAGTAACCTGATGTACCACTATAACCGCTAAAGCCGCTTATACCGCTAAAGCCTGAAGTACCAGAATAGCCTGAAATACCGCTAAAGCCTGATGTACCAGAATAACCTGATGTACCAGAGAAGCCTGAGAAGCCAGATGTACCAGAGTAACCTGATGTACCACTATAACCGCTAAAGCCGCTTATACCGCTAAAGCCTGAAGTACCAGAATAGCCTGAAATACCGCTAAAGCCTGATGTACCAGAATAACCTGATGTACCAGAGAAGCCTGAGAAGCCAGATGTACCAGAGTAACCTGATGTACCACTATAACCGCTAAAGCCTGAAGTACCAGAGTAGCCTGAAATACCAGACCAACCTGAGAAGCCGGAAGTACCGTCATTACCAGCAAATCCTTGTACGCCAGGATCACCTTGAGGACCACTATAGCCACTGTAACCTGACCAACCGCTAATACCGCTATAGCCTGAGATACCACTATAACCGGACCAACCAGATATACCACTATAGCCACTTATACCAGAATACCCACTTATACCAGAATAACCTGAAATACCGCTATAACCTGATATACCTATATATCCGCTATAACCTGAGATACCACTGTAACCGGAAATACCTGAATAACCACTGTACCCGCTTATACCACTATAACCAGAATAACCTGACGAAGCAGAAGCACCGTTAGCGCCAGAGTAACCAGAATAGCCTGAGTAGCCTTGCAAGTTTGCGCCACTCATTGAAATTGTACCTGTAACTTCGAAGTTACCGTCAAAGTGAATTGTGTTGCCTACTTGTGTTACTAAGCTATTACCAAGTGTTTGATTACTTGTCCATAATGCAAGGTAACCGCTTGTACCGTTGTTTGTAGAACCGATTTGAGTTGCTGGATATTCAACTACAACACCTGTTGAATCGCTTGTAGCGATTAACATTGGCTTAATGAACGAGCCACTTAATGAAGGAGCTGTATCTGTTAATGCACCAGCTGTTTGATCAGATAGGTAATAACCGTAACCATCTGTTAAACCAGAGAGGTTTGAAATTTGACCGTTGTATACGATTGTAAACTGACTTCCTGTTGCGTCTTGTACGATACCAATTGCATCAACAGTAGAAATACTGTCTGCTTTTGCACGTAGGTACGAACCACTCTGATCTCTGTAAATTACAGTACCAGGTGTAAAGTCGTTTGAATATGGAATTGTTAATTGTAATGTTGCGTCAGCACCACTGATACCAGACCAACCAGAGTAGCCTGAGTAACCAGAAATACCTGACCAACCGCTAATACCGGACCAGCCGCTATAGCCACTGATACCAGAGTAACCTGAAATACCAGACCAGCCAGAGTAACCGGAAATACCAGATATACCTGACCAACCGCTAATACCGCTAAAGCCGGACCAGCCACTTATGCCAGACCAACCGGATATACCAGACCAGCCTGACCAACCTGAAATACCGGAGTAGCCAGAAGTACCGCTGAAGCCGCTAATGCCAGACCAGCCACTATAACCGCTAATACCTGACCAACCAGACCAGCCTGAAATACCAGACCAGCCACTAAAGCCAGAAATGCCTGACCAACCTGAGGTACCGCTAAAGCCTGAAATACCAGACCAGCCAGAAATACCTGACCAACCTGAAATACCAGAGTAGCCTGATGTACCAGAGAAGCCTGAAATACCAGACCAGCCGCTATAACCGCTAATACCAGACCAACCGGAGTAGCCAGAAATACCTGACCAACCGCTTATGCCAGACCAACCTGAGGTACCAGAGAAGCCTGAAATACCGCTCCAACCTGAAATACCGCTAAAGCCTGACCAACCAGAAATACCGCTATAGCCAGATGTACCGCTAAAGCCCGATATACCGGAGTAGCCTGAGAAGCCACTAATACCGCTCCAGCCCGAAGTGCCAGAGAAACCGCTAATACCAGACCAGCCAGAGATACCTGACCAACCTGAAATACCGGACCAGCCGCTATAACCAGACGTACCAGAGTAACCGCTGTAACCACTAATACCAGAGAAGCCGCTAAAGCCTGATGTACCAGAATAGCCTGAAATACCGCTAAAGCCACTAATACCAGACCAGCCAGAAATACCGCTAAAGCCAGACCAGCCGCTAATACCTGACCAACCTGAAATACCGGACCAACCGGATATACCAGACCAACCAGAGAAGCCTGAGTCACCTTTTACTTGGCCAACGTTTGCCCATACACCATTACCGTATACCCATAAATCGCCAGATGCTTCATCAATAACACCATTACCATTAACTGCGCTTGGGTAAGCTGTATTTAATGTTGTTTGAGGATCGACTCCGACTGTAGGAACTGTACCAATAATAGTTACTGACGTACCATTTGTACCAGAGTAACCAGAGAAGCCTGAAATACCAGACCAACCTGAAATACCTGACCAACCGGAGTAACCGCTAATACCGCTAAAGCCACTAATACCAGACCAGCCAGAAATACCTGACCAACCGCTTACGCCGCTATAACCAGAGAAGCCAGAAATGCCTGACCAACCAGAGAAGCCTGAAATACCGCTAAAGCCTGAGAAGCCAGACGTACCACTGAAGCCTGAAATACCAGACCAGCCTGAGATACCACTCCAGCCACTAATACCAGACCAACCTGAAATACCGCTTACGCCAGACCAACCAGAGTAGCCTGAATAACCAGACCAACCAGAAATGCCTGACCAACCAGAGAAGCCTGAGGTACCAGAATAACCTGAAGTACCGCTAAAGCCTGAAATACCACTAAAGCCGCTAAAGCCTGATATACCAGACCAACCGGAAATACCAGAAATACCAGACCAACCGGAAATACCGGACCAGCCTGACGTACCGCTGAAGCCAGAAATGCCTGACCAACCAGAGATACCACTAAAGCCTGAGAAGCCAGACGTACCAGAATAACCCGAAATACCGCTCCAGCCTGATGTACCAGAATAACCGCTTATACCAGACCAGCCAGAAATACCTGACCAACCGCTTATGCCAGACCAACCAGAGATACCACTCCAGCCTGATGTACCGCTAAAGCCCGAAATACCGGACCAGCCTGAAATACCACTAAAGCCTGAGAAGCCAGATGTGCCTGAATAACCCGATTGTCCAGACCAACCTGAGAAGCCGCTGAAGCCAGAAATACCTGACCAACCAGACCAGCCTGAAATACCTGACCAACCAGAAATACCGCTCCAGCCTGAAAAGCCTGATGTACCGCTGTAACCAGATGTACCGCTAAAGCCAGATATACCGCTCCAGCCACTATAGCCAGAGATACCAGACCAGCCTGAGATACCAGATACACCAGACCAGCCACTATAACCGGACACACCGGAACCAGAGTAACCAGAGAAACCTGATACACCGATTGGATTATAAACTGCAGAAAAAGCGCCTCGATTGGGTAATGACATAAATTTATTGGGTTATTACAAATTATTTATATCTTTTAAGTGGGCTTTTTAATAATTTATTATAAAAAGCCTTAATTTAGTTTTAAACTAAATATATCCCGAACAGCTTAAGATTAGAAGTACATTTGATACCAAGTCGGTACACCACCCATTACCCCTGCATATACCCAAGTGATAGGTTGAGCTCCAAATTGTCCACCGAGCGGAACATAAGCTGCAATATAAGAAGCACCTTGACCAAATGGATATACTTGACCACCACCTTGGAATTGTAGTACAGCTACTTGTCCTGAGGCTGGTTTAAATATTAAGTAAGCTACTCCAGCCGGGGTTGAAGCTGTACCAGCTCCTGGATCCCACGTACCAGCACTGGTAGCTGTAAAAGTAAATCCTGAATAATTTTGTGATGCACCTACAGAAGACCAATTAGTATCGCCAGGTGTTACAATTGTATATACAGTACCCGGAACAAAATAACCGGCACTAACTATATTAGTTATTGTGACACAAGGAGCACTAATAACATCCCCCACGTTTGGGCTTGAAGGAAATTCAACTACTATACCATACGTACTATTAGTGTGTATTGGTCCATCATTTACAATAAGTGTTTTAGTACCACTACTAAACTGTTTACCGTATACAGTTTGAGAACTTAACGTTAAAGGCGAATTGCTATATAACCCTTCAACATTCCCAGTTAATGTATATGCAGTCCAATAATTATCAGCTTTTGTGCTTACAACTATAACATCAGAATAGTTAATAGATCCACTTCCTGTACCTGCTGCACCAGAATAACCTGATATACCGCTTGCACCTGCAGTACCAGAGTAACCTGATATACCGCTATAACCAGAAGCACCATTGGTACCGTTAGTACCAGAATAACCTGAGTAACCAGACTTACCTGAAAAACCTAAACCACTAAAACCGGATATACCAGACCAACCAGAATAGCCTGAAGTACCTGTAACTGATTTATTCCAAACAGCTGTATTAGTTAAAACTATACCTGGGTTGGTTGATGAAGCTAAAGCTACATATAAATTTTGACCGTTAGTAACAATGTCGTTAATACTATATGTTTGAGTGTTGTCATATTGACCACGATAGTTGAAGCCTAAACTATCTATACCACTATAACCGGAGTAACCAGATATACCAGAGTAACCGGAAGTACCATTTACACCTATTATACCGTTTATACCGGAATAACCACTAAAGCCTGAAAAACCAGAAATACCTGAATAACCGCTATAACCTGAAACACCGGAACCAGAATAACCTGACCAACCACTATAACCACTCTTACCGGACATACCACTTATACCATTAGTACCATTTGTACCACTATAACCACTATAACCCGATACACCACTAACACCATCGAAAACCGGTACACCACTTAAAAGGTATGTGCCAAGAATATTAAAATCACCATTAATAGTTGTGGTGGCGTCTATTATAACATCTGGACCGCTATCAAATATACTACTATTACCTAAAGAATGGGCACCAGTCCAACGTGCTAAATAACCACTGGTACCATTGTTTGTACTACCAATTATTACTCCAGGAAATTCAACAACCACACCAGTTGTTGTACCTGTACCAATTAATACCGGTTTAATGACACTACCACTTGCAGTAGGAGCATCTGTTGTTATTTGACCGGGTACTGTGTCTGAAAGGTAATAACATGTAGCATCTTCAATACCAGTTAGTCCTGAAATATAACCATTAATAACATATGTGAATTCGCTACTATTTGCAGATTGTACTACCCCTATAACTTCAGAAGTATTAATATCGTTTGCTAAAGCTAAATCGTAACCACCTGTTGTTTTATAAATTGCTTGACCTGCACTAAACGAATTTGTATATGTTACAGATTGGTTGTTAGCGTTAAAGCCTGAATAACCAGATATACCAGACCAGCCACTAACACCCGAATAACCAGAGTAACCAGATGTACCACCACCACCTGTTGAAAATATGTGTAAGTCAGTATCTGTCGTACCTGTATCGTACCAGTATATATAAGGCACACCTGCAATAATAAGACGAACCTGTAATGATTGAAATCTTATTGCTTGAGGTATTGCTGCATTAGCTGCTGCTTTTGCTGCGGTTTCGTTTGGTCCATAATAAGGACCTGACCACGTATCAACCGGTACCGGGTTGACTGGTTGTATACCAAATGGAATTTCTAAGCCTGGAGTTAATGCCATGTTACGAGAATGTTACTAATAGTTTATGCGAAGGACTATATGGTATAGCGTTCGTCATAGTATATAGGTTATAGGTAGTAGGAGTTCCACCCACTGTTATGCTTACCGTGCTTTGAGTGCTGAAGTGATCTGTCAAATCAACAAAGAATGCATTTGCATCTATAATAGTTACTAAATTGTTTGCAGCAGGTAAAGCTACTGTAAAGTTGTTATAAGTCGTTCCTGTCCAGAAATTGAATGGATTTGCGCCATTTGTGTACGTAGAACTTAAGGCTTGTACATCGCTTGAAGTAGTTGGTACAGCTGCAGAAGGACCAAAGTATATTACACCAGCCATACCAGTAGGTGTTGGAGTTGGAGTAGCTGTTGGTGTCGGTGTTGGGGTAGCTGTTGGAGCAGGAGTATGAGTTACTGTAGGTGTTGGTGTTACAGTAGGTGTTGGTGTAACTGTTGGTGTAGGAGTAGCTGTAGCTGTTGGAACAGGTGTACTTGTAGGTACAGGGGTTGGAGTTACTGTAGGCGTACTTGTAGGGGCCGGAGTCGGTGTATAAGTGACGACCGGTGTAGGTGTCGGGGTAGGTACCACACCACTAATAGCTAAATTAATAACTTGCTGTACAGTTAAACCTGAGGCAGGTATAACGTCTCCGTTTTTATATTGACCAAATGTATAACCTGGAGCTAAAGATACTGTCAAGTTTGACGGGAAAACATAATCCGAACCAGCTGCACCGGAGAAACCCGAGTAACCAGAAATACCTTGAATGCCTGGTATACCCTGTATACCTTGCGTACCACTATAACCAGAATAACCTGACGTACCACCAGGTGCGCCAGACGCACCGGAGTAACCACTGTAACCACTAAAGCCAGAAATACCTGAACCACCACCGCCACCACCACTTGCACCGCTCCACCCAAATAATGCTGATAACGAAACAGCATATGACGTGTATGTACCGTCTCCGTTTGGTTGTTCAAGATAAATTAGGTCCTGTCCAGATAAACTTGGTACCGTTGGTAGTTCGTGAGGAAATATTAAATTTGGATAATCTACGGACATGGAAGGAGGTAAATACTTATTGATACATCTGTTAGTTATTAGGACTCTTAGCTACTAAGTACGTGTTTGCGCCGGAAACTGCAACTGCACCGGTAACTGTACCGGCTTGATTTGTGACACCAATTAACCTTACAAGTACATTAGTGTCTTCGTAGTCACCGTATACTAATGTATTGGATTGAGCGTTCTCTCTATAATCAAATACTTCTGCTGAAGGTTTATCAACAAATTGCGTATATTCTTTTGTTTCCAGTACTTTTGGTAAACTGTTAACTGGACCTTCATATTTGTTGTCATATACTTGATCCATTTTCTTTTCACGTGGAGCACTAAGTTCGTAATTCCATTCATAACGTTTCGCTTTTATAGTCCATATATAATGGCCCATAATTTGGTTAGATTCTTCACCACCGGATTCATCAAGACGTTCTGTTATTTCAAATACTTTACCTGATCTACCATTAGGGCGGGTAGAACCGTATTCTGCTAACTCTATGAGATCTCCTGCTTTAGGTTCGTAGTTATATGCAGAAAGCGCACCGCTAACTGCGGTAACCGTTGTTGTGAAAGTGTTTATACCAATCCAAGCCGTTAAATCTGCTTCACCCTGTAAACCGAATTTGCTTAATATAACATTATCATTACTTAACTGGATTGCCATTACCATTGGAATAGGTGGGGCATATCTTAATAATGTATGCTCTCCATATAGATAATCATGAGCGGATAAATTATAACCATTTATATAATAGTTAATTTGCTGCCCATATTGACTTATTTGTTCTTGCCACCAACTATTGAATAAAGATATCTGCGCGCTGTTATCAGCAACATTAAGAAATCTAACACCGCTTGTTCCGTACGTACAATTGTATCCACCACTTAATTGATCCCCAACACCATCAACACCTGGTGGTGTATATGTACCAGTATCAATACAATATTTAGATAGAAAAGACGCACACATTAAAATTATTTACTATAATCTATAGATTTACAGCCAGATATACTAAATAATATTGTAAATGAAGATTAAAAACCTATCCGACCTCGGCGAACTTTATGGAAATATTGCCGCTGCTAATATTTCAGTTCCTGATGTAGTTAATGAAAAAGCTACTCAAGCTGTAGAACATACAGATACAAGTGTATATCTAACTGAGAACATGGTTAAGGCCGGAAGTGCACTCGGGGGCGGTCCTGGTGTTAAAAAGGTTGATGGTGCAGAAGTTACACCACCATTACCAAAAAGCGGTCCTGCTGGATTAAATCCAAAAAAGAGCGGCTTTAAGCCCGTAGATAAAATGGAAGATCCAGGCGCTGATGCTAAGAAAATGAAAGATGAAGAGGAAGGTAAAGAAGAGCATGAAGCAAAAGAAGGAGAAGCAGATACAGAAGCAGAGAAAAATACTACTGCTAAAGAAAAAGTTAAAGAAACTGTAGCTGAAAACAATAAATATATCTACAAACCAAAGTTTACTATGTCAAAATCAAAATTCGATCAACTATATGAGAACGCAATCAAAGGTGTTCCATTCAACGAAAACGAAGAAGCAATGATGCACGATGAAGAAGAAGCTGGTGTAATGCCTGCTACTGACGCAGCTGCAGATGGTGCTGAAATGGGCGGCGATGAAATGCAGCACGAAGAACTTCCTACACATGAGGAAGCTATTGAAATGCTTGAAAAGGTTCTTTCATTTTTAAAGAAAGATAAAGAAGTAGATGCTGAACACGGTGATTTACCTGATGAAGATCAAGAAATTGCTGGCCATACCGAAGATGAAGGAATGGTAGCTGAAGAAGTTGAAGCAGAAGACGAAGGTCATGTTTTAACTAAAGCTAATGGTTCCTTAAAGAAGGGTAATCCTGATTCAGTTAGCAAGCCAGTTGTAGCAAGTACAAAAGGTACAAACAAAGCTACAGGTGGTAAAGCTGAAGATGGTAAGATCCGTAATGAGCCAGAACCAAAAGAAGAGCACGGCGATATCAAGAAACTTCAAAACACAAAGAAGTTTACAGCAGGTGCTACTAAAGAGCCAAAGGTTGGCGACGATCTCTTTGCTTAAGACTTAGACATAGTACAGTTTACAAAGCCGTTAGCAATAACGGCTTTTTTTTATGTACTAAAACATTCCACCGTTTAAACGACCAGAAGCTGAATTGAAGTTCAGCGGCTTCCATCCCTGTGCGTATAACTCATCAACGTCAGAGTTATTGTCTTTACCGGCAAATATAGTTGGGTTACGTACTGTTGCATCTGGACTTTTACCTTTTTCGTACCTATTATATAAATCTTTTTGGCTTGGTAGTTCAATATCACCCACACTAAACGGGTCCCAATCTAACGGAGCTATTTTTAGTGGTTTACCATTACCATCTCTTTCCATTACTTCATAAAACTGTTCTACTACTTTAGTATCTAAAGCAAATAATGCCCATATTAAGGACTCTACTCTATCGTCTAAATAACGATCTGATTGTTTTTTCCACACACCATTGGCTTGTTTAACATATGTTTTAAACTCATTAATGGTTTCTTTGTCGTACAACTTAAGACACTTTAAAGTAGACATCCAATAACGTAAGTTTGCCATTGCATTGAACTTACTATTAGTGTGCGAGTATACGCCCATTCTATTATCTCTATCCGCCTTTTCAGTAAACGTACCCATACTCGGTGTGTACTTTATTAAGCTTTCATAATTGTGAGTATGTATTAATGCATCTATAACCTGAGCACCGCAATTATTGCGTTCTACTAACAAAGGTGGCCTTCCCCATTCGTGGGCTATTTCCACTAATTTCCCAGCAAAATTAAAAGGGTCAAGCTTGTTATTTGCGTACGTAGCGACCTGTTCTATATTGGTTAAATCCGTAATATCCAGTACTTGAATAGCAGAGTTAGCTCTACCAATACCATCTCCAACGTCAACCCCAATTGTATAGAAATGTCTTGGTTTTCTTTCTACATAAATCTTATAGCATTCATCATCGCTTGTTAATATGGGTTCTGGAGCTGTTTTTTCGAACTCTAACATTAAGTCACTATCTAAAGCGTTTTCACCAGCTGCTCTAAATTCATTACC